CTGCGCATGTCTCGTGGGCTCGGAGATGTGTATAAGAGACAGATACTAATATATGAAATATTTGTAGTATTTTTGCACAGAAAAAAATAATATATATGCTTATGAAAACAAAAATTGACGTGCGAAGAGCTATTAAAGAAAGATTTGGAACCATAAAAGCCTTTGCAGATTATGCCAACATGTGCGCTCCTAACATCATTCAAAATATAATCAACGGCAACCCATCCATTAAAAAGTTGGAGGAGTTGTGTGAGAAAATGGGGTGCGATGTAACGGATTTGTTCTATCCTATTGACGAGATGGGGGACGGAAAAAATGCAAACAAGGCTGAAGCAGTGGCAAATGACACTACGAAAACAACCACACAAACACAAGGCGAAAGCGTGGTGAATGCGGCTTCAGTGCCTTTGATGCAAGCCAACCCCGTGTTCTGCCCACACTGCGGAAAGCAAGTGCGCATTGGGGTGGTATTGCTACCCGAAGCGTAACAATACACAAATGCACAAATGCACAAAACCACAAATGCACAAACAAACAAATACACAAACACACAAACGCATAAACAAACACACAAAGCAAGGCGCACTCATCACCCTCGCACGAAGCGAGGACGAGGAGTGCGCCTTTCAGATTTAATCACTCAACAAAGAATGAGAGTGGAGACGGTTAGGCATCGAGATTACCTTCGCCACCTGGCTTGGAGGGAGTGGTGGTGCTACTGCTGCCACCGCCCGATGTGATGTTGCCCGTAATGTCGAGGTCGCCAAGCATTACTTTGAGGTCGGGCGATACGAGCGAACGGAGGTAGGAATACGGATTGCCCACCTTATGTTGCCCCTTGTAAGCCTTCATTACCAGTTGATAGTTGGCGGTGCCTGCGGCATTGGCGGTGGAGGGCTTGTTGGCATTCCACCACGACGAGGCAAATTTAGAACGTTGGGTGAAGGTGGCCTTCACTTGTTGCAACGCCTCACTGTTGGTAATGTCGCGAGCATGATACTCAGCAGTGTACATTTTGCCCGTCTGTTTGTTGAGAGCTACATAAGTAGAGCCTTTTCTGCAAAGCTTCCCGCTCATAGTCTCAAAAGCATGGTTTAAAGTAATCTTTGCCATGGTTTTAAAATTTAAAATGTTAATAAAATATCCACCTAAATGGAAGTGAATTTTAAAAGGCAAGAAATCCCTACCAACCTAATGGCAACCTAATGATTTGGCTTGAAAAAATCTTACGTAGCAAAGTTATAAAATCAATTTTGAAAATTCATAACATAGGCTTGGTAGGACCAAAAACAATATTTACCTTTGTATCGCAACTTATAAATCAGTGTTTGGTACTGATAATGTCTTATTTACTAATTCCATGCTCTCCACCCGTCTGCGAAGATAGGTGGATTTTTTTTTAATTTTAGTGCAGCATACATTTTGTAGAATAAGAAATAATGTTTACCTTTGCAAACATAAGGACGATTCGATATCCAATATTGAATTATATTTGTATAACTAATTGTTTTTTTATGTTTTTATTTCCGCTTGCCTGTGAAGGTAGGCGGATTTTTTTTGTGCATAAAATGACACACGGCACAAATTAAAAACTATATTTCTTTGTGTATTTTTTGACTTGCTATTGTTAGAGCAAAAGATAATTCTTAATTTTGCAGCATGCTTCATAGTCCATAAAACTATGCAAGTATTAAAATGTTTTTATGAATCCGCTTGCTTGTGAAAGTAGGCGGATTTTTTTGTGCGCGTTAATCATTACTCTTCGTAAGAAATCAATCGTCCGTCTGGCAAAAGAGCCATACTGAGAGCGTTGGCATAAGCAGCTTCGGGCGTGGGTCCGTCAGATATGGCTATAATGCCTTGATGTGCGGTCGCTGCCCATACCAATATGTTTTGCGCACCATAGGCTTTGGCGGCAACCAGCGTGATGGAGGTTAAGCCATCAAGACTCTTTAGGCATTTAGCACTCATGCTTTGAGTGGCGAACACGCCCGTGTGTTCTGCCATGGTGTAGTAAGGAATAAAAATGCCCTGTTCACTACTCAATGCGGAATATTTACCATTTAAGCTTCTACCTAAGAACACGGTAAGTTGCATACCCTCGTAGCCAGTTGGGGCAGGCAAGTATACGTTCTCGTTGTCTGGCAACACAAAATAGTTACCCGTGTGGTTGTCGAGGTTTAAGTACTTTTTATTGCCATTCGTTATCAAGTCACCTTGCTTCAAGAAGAGCGAGTTGACATGAAGGTTGCCCGTGACATTCACATTCTGACTCTCTACACTAAAGTTCTGCCCAATATAAGCATTGCCATTTTTGCCAAACTTCACCACCGCTTTGTCTACCGTTGGTCCACCAAACCACAGGGGGTAGTCCACATCTTTTCCTCCACCAAATGCACCATACGGCACATTATTCTCGTCCACAATTTGCACTTGCGACACTTGCAGGTAGTTAATGAAAGCCGTCATAATGTCGGCAAACGAGGTGCGGAGCGGACGTAGGTCGTTAATGGGCTCCCAATAGTCGTTGCCATTAGCTGTGGGCTTGTTGGCTTCCGACGAGGTGATGCCGTTATGCGAGGGACGTGCCAAAAACCATTCGGGCTTGCCCGATGCAAGGTCTGTAATAGACACTTCGTCGAGATAGCGGTGGCCATCAGCATCCACCGAACCCTCCTCCGAGTCGTTGCGGTACATCACACCCACTTGCCACTCACTGCGTCGCACAGTCACCCCCGTGTAGCCCCTTTCGCCCTTCAGGTCGCTCAAGCCATCAATAAAGCCCGTAGCAAACATGCCGCTCTCAAGTTTGGGCATACAAATGTATGCGTTGCTGTAAAGCTGCTCGTGCAGGGCAGGGGGCAAACGAAAGAGAACATACTGTTGGTCGGTAGAGGGGAGGGTGGCTTTGGTTTTAAAGGTCAACGTGTGGCGTTTCCACTCTGAGGAGAGTTGCCACCCACATCTACCGTCAGCGGGTGTAGCGTCTTGTTCTACCCCATCTAAAATCATTTTAGCCGAGGGGTCAATAGCCGATGGATAAATGAACGTTTGCAGGTCGTCGCCCCCTTTCACGATGTATGATACGACCGTGGCCAATCCCACGCGCGGTTCGGATTGGTCGTACAAGTAGCTCTGAATGGAGTAAAAGCCCGTCGTCTTTGGCACAAACTGGGTGGTGGCACTGAAGAGGGAGATGGAGGTAATGTCGACAAATGCCATCTGCTCCCAATTCGCATCATAAATGTAGGTACGCAGCGACTTTCCGTTTTTTTTCGCTTCTTTGCTAATACTGCCAAGCACCGTTAGGTCGTAAGTTGTACCCTTTACCAAGAACACCTTGCGCTCTGCAAAGCCATACGCATTGCTTTGGTCTAAGATTCTGATATTGGTAGATAGCTTTTTTGCCCAAAAACTAAAGGTGTACCATTGTCCGCCCGCCAGTTTTTTTACTCCGTTAGCGGGCGAATGAATGGGCTGTTGCAGCACGTCCTTATAGTTGACGGTATCACCCGTTGACGCGCATTGGTCGTAGTAGGAATTGTGCTGCAACCAGCGGTTTTTCGTGTCAATACGCCCCTTGTCGGTAGGCGGTGTTTGTCCGCTAACTACGGTGTACTGGCTCACCACGTCCCAGGCGCTCATGTGGTTGCTGTCGACAAAGGCAGCGTTTTCAATGAGGTTGTAATTGTCGCCACTATGATAGGTGGTAATCAGCTCTGGGGTGGAGTAGGTGGCGTTGGCTTGGGTGTAAGTAGTTTTCACACACTTCCACACGTAGGGCTTTTCGTCGGTTGTGGTGGGGAAGGTCGTACTCCATTCCTTTTCATCCAAGTCGGTAAACGCATGGATTTGAGAACGCTCTGTGGCAGCAAAGTAGCTCACCTGCGCCACGATGCCATTGCCATCATTGCCATCCAAGCCATCCTGACCAAAGTAGCCCATACAAATGGCATCTGTGTAGCTTGACGAGCCACCTGTCCACAGAATGCGGTTGCGCGTCCACAGCCACTTGTTCTTTTGCGGTGTAAAGGTGGTACCCCAGCCCGTGGTGGGTGGGGTAGTACTGCTGTCGCCCACGGCATACATTTCGATTACTGAGGCAAAGTCGGCACTTGCGCCTAAGCATTGTTTGCCAGAATACAGGGTGCGCCCGTCAGTCAGTTCTATTTTGGTGCAACTCCACACAAAGGTATTCTCCGCTAAATGTAATTGGCTAAAGGTAGTTACCCAGCCAGCGTTATCGGCAGGAGGATTGGCATTGCTGCTGGCAAGCACATACATAACATCGGCTGAGAGTATGCCCGTGCCATCGGCACCAGGCTTGCCGGGGTCTCCATCTTGTGCCATTGCAATAGGCACTGTTTGGGGATATACCACACCCGTATGCTTATCGGTCACAGTGAAGGTTATGTTACCATTTGCTATACTTCCGGCAATGACGTAAAAATCGGCAAGGTAGCTTTTATCTGATCTGTAGTCTAACTGATTGAGCACAACGGAGCTGGGGCATTGGGGACGCGACACCTCATATTCGGTTTGAGGTGTAAGGCGATTGCCATCTTGCGCTACAAATACTTCGATGGTAAAGTGTTGGTCTTCGCTTGCCTTTTTTAGGGCTACCGAAAGTGGATTGACTGAGATATTGAAGGCACTCATGCCGTTGGCTCCATCGGCACCATCTTGCCCAGCATCTCCCTCACGGTTTTGCGCAATGGTGGCTACTGCTGTGGCAGTGCCAAAGGCCGAGGTGAGGGCAAAGGTGATGAAAGCGTCTTCGGGCGTTGCACCATTCACCGACACCCCCACAAAGCCTGCTATGGTGATGTGATAGTCCACTGTCATGCCATCGGGGGCAATGGTAGCGGTGTAGTTCATTTGCACAGAGCCGTTATCGGTCGTAGCCTCGGTATTGCCATAGGTGGCGGTGGCTTTTGTAATAGGCAGTGGCTTTTCGCCAGCAAGCATACGTGCCGTAAGCGTAAAGGAGATGTCGTCGGGAGCTGAAGGGTCGTACCAATCGGTTAGGGCTACGCTCACAATGTTTTGGCTCAGCACCACCGAGAGGGCAGTGGGGTCGGCTGCATGAAAGGCTACTTCGCTCACTTGGTAAGTGCCATCGCTGTAGGTGTAGAGCCATTGTTGCCACACAAAACGGTCGGTGGCAGATGGGGTGATAGGGTCGCGTTGCCAACCGTTTAGGGCGTAGCTCAGGTGTGTGTCGGCATTCACCACGATGCCTTCGGGAGATTGCGAGGTTTGTGTGGCACGGAAGTAGAGTTGCTGCGCCACAAGTTGGGGTACGCGGTCGAATTGGTCAATCGAACCCCACATGTAAATGTTGCCCGTGGCTATGCCTTCGCCATTGAGTTCCTTAGTCACTTGCACAAACTCGCCTTTGTCTTTATCCCACACTTGTTGCAGGAAACTGAAGCCTGTGAGCCAACCGATGATAAGACGCATTTTCTGCTCGGTGTACGTCCAATCGGTCATGCCCGCCAAGTGCAACTGATAGGTAGTAGTAGTGAGTCGCGATGCTTGGCGGTCGGAGTTGGTGGCGTTGGCGTATGCCGCAAAGTGCATGGTGGGTTGGGGGTGCGTGGCGTCCGTCCAATGGTTGCGATTTTCAGCAGGGAGCGAGGCACAGGTGGCGGCACGCAATTCGTAGCGGAAGTATTGTTGTTCGCCAATCGTCTCTCCCTCCTCCATCAAGGCTTTTACTTCGGCGGGTAGGGTAGTGGCGGTGTAAATTTCCTTCACCACAAAATAGATGGTCTTGAATCCTGCAAAGTGAAAGTTACCATCGCGGGTGTCGGTGGTCGAGGGGTCGTTCTTTATGCCCTCAATATGGAACACACCTTGGCATTTATCGTCAACGGCTATGGCTCCAATTTCGCCTGCTTCGAGTTTTAGACGTGCTATGCCCTCGGTGCTACTATTGATGAGGGTGGGGAGGTCGTGCAGCGTCCACACCTTTTCAATGATGCCAGCACCCTCGGTTTGCCACTTATTACCCACGGTGATAGTGGTGCGGTTGTAGCGCAGTTCGGGTACTTCGAGGAAGGAGCGTCCCACAATGCTCTCGAACTCGGCATTACCATAAAAATCGACCTTGGCTCCTTGCACGCCTTTGTTGAACACACCCACTTCAAGGTTGCCCAATACATGAGCATTTTGGGGTTGTTCGGCAGTTCCTACGGCAAGATCGCCACGCAGAAGGGTGTTGCCAAACACATCTGCCGTGCCGTTCACGGTGAGATTTTTCATTGCCAGGTCGTGGTCGGTGCGGTCGTCGTGCTGCTTAGAAAGCGCATGGTCATCGAGGTATTTAGGCGTAACAATGTCGGTGGTAGAGTTTAGCTCTGTGTCGTCAGTGGTTATACCAGTTATCTGTCCCTCTTTCCCCTCGAAGGTGATGCTTCCACCCGACACAATGGTCAGCGCACGCGCAAAGAGTTGCACAAAGACAGTGCCAGCCTTCATGGTGAGGTTTTTAAGGAAGGTTACATAGTCATCGACCGAGCTATATTTAAACCATTTGCTCTCAGTGGGACCTGCATTGATGGCTTCGTCCGACGAAAGATAGCCCGTAACCACTTGTTGTTTCCATTCGCGGTTGATGCTGCCATTGTCGCCCGACGATGTGAGAATGCCTTGCAAAAAGATGTAATAATAGTCGGTAGAACCGATTTGCTCCTCGGCTGCATTTTTTCCATACACATCAATGCGCTCTGAGGGGAACACCACCAGGGCAGTTCGTTTGTCGGTAGCTTCGGGTCGCGGAATGGCTGCATACACATATTTTTCGGTGTGGGTGCCAAACACGGTGGGCGAGGCTTGCAGCGTCCAGTGTTGATAGTTGTGTCCGGCATCATAGCCTATCACACCTTTTATGTACACCAAAATTTGTGCGCCGCTCACACAAGCGGCTTGAATGCAGTCAGGGTTGGCATTGGCATTACGTTCAATGAAGAGCGCATTTTTAGCAAGCCAATAATCTTGTGGGGTGGCTTCGGTCATAATGCGCTCTTGCTGTGGGGTTGCTTCGGTTGTCATGTGCTGTTGAGTTTTACTTTATGATGAGACGAGCGAGAGGAGCTAACAAGTTGTAGAGCCATTCGGCACGGCAGGGATAGTTAAGATCCACATCGGCAGTGCGACTGCGCAACAGGTGCAAGCGGTAAAGAGCGTTGTGTACGCACCATTCGTTTTCGAGCGAGGCGAATGTACGCGTCCATACCTTACTATCGGCATGGCGACAGTATATTTTACAAAGCACGTTAAGCATCTCGTCCTGGCGATAATCGTAGGAGTTGATGATGTGCAAATTGTTTGAGGTGATTGAATAAAGCATAAAAAAAATGTTTTACTATTTTGTTCTTGTTTTTTAAAACTTGAACAAAAGTAAAACATTTGCTATTGGATGCAAGGACATTTGTTGCGTGTGGGGGGGAGGGTGTCACTCTCTGCCTTATGTTTTGTGGCGGAGCATTTGTTGCAAATAGAGAATGGTGTTGCGCAGTTTTTCGGCTGGCGCAGTGTCAGCATTCAACGAAAGAATGACATCGCAAACGACTTGCGGAACATTAGCGTGAATGGGAGCGAGTGGGACGTGTGGTGCGAAGGTTTCGTAGGGGATGTTTTGCACCACCTCACGAGGCAGTTCTATGGAAAAGTGGGGTGCTTCCGTTGCAAGCGGTGCAATACTCCGTCAATCACATTGCAGGGAATGCCAAACTGTTCTACATAGGTGTTGCGCCATTTCATACGTCGTACCTTATATTCTGTGATGCCTTGGAAAAACACCGCACTCTGATTGAAGGGATGGTAGAATATGCCTTGTTGCAAAAGGTAGACGTGGCTGTTGTCGGGTGCATCTTGCATCTCCACAATTTGCTGAATGGTGAGTTTGTGTGGGTACGCCTAACAACGGCAAAGCCACCCTCGACACTATCGTACATATCAGCTGTACTGTCTCCATTTCCTCTCTTATTTAGCCTCTAATGCTGCCACCTTCTTTTCAAGTGCTGTAATGCGACCTACTAACGTTTGTATGTCTGCACTCGCCTTATTCAGCGCAGTTACCTGAGCAGCAGTCATCACACCTGCCTTAGCCGTGGTTGCCTTAGTGAGTTCAAGTTGTTTATTGCCACTTTCAGCAAAGTTTGTGTAGTTCACAATCACCTTGTCAGTGGTATTCAACCCTTCTGCAAGATAGTTATTTAAAATGCGAGCAAATACATACTTGTCCATCAGACCGTCTCTGTTCTTGTTTACCAAATAACATAACAATACTTGGTTGTAATTGGTTGCATTGGTGTCGTTCTCTGCACCCCAATTCTTGAACCGTAAGAATAAGTTGCGGTCAGTGTGTGTGTACATCCATATTTTGCCACTAAGCACTGTGTATGTGCTCTCACTATCGTTCGTGGAATAGATGTAGTTCTTATTCGTGCCATTCGCTGAAGTCTGCACCGTGGGCATCTTACCCTCCATCTTAAACGATACTACGCCATTTTCATCGGGTTCGTAGCTCACGTTGTTAAACTTGACCGTCTTAACCGTTTTCTTTGCATCGGATTGCAACTCCTGTATGGGGGTTACAATCTGATTGACAAATTCGTCGGCAGTGAGGCATTCATTCGTAGGCACGCCCGAAGATTCAATTTCTTCAGTCGCTTCTTCATTATTCGTCTTTTTAAGAAGATCGTTGATGTTGGTGAAATCAGTTGCCATTAGCTATTTAGTTTTGATGGTTTTTTAAAAAAATGACATTATGCAAAGCGGAAAGGAAAACGCATTGGGAACTTGGGCATGGTGAGCTTTCCACTGCTCTCGAACTCGCCAATGAGTTGCGAACGTAAATAGATGCGCCAACACTTTAGTTTGGCTTTGTCGGTTTCATCGCGTGCCACATAATAGGTTTGAAAAAGTTTGGGCTTAATGGCACGATATTCCTCCATTGTAATTAACACTCCTGCCAGTCCGTCTACTCGCAATCCTAACGAGGCTATGGCTGCTTGTTGGTTTTGCAACACCGTTTGTAAGTTCTCGTCAGCCTCTTTGCGTTCCTTTGTTTCTTGTGCTTGGTAAGCAGTGAACACATCATCGTTCGACGAAAGTATATCAATCTGTTCTTGCAGATGGGTGTCGGCTGCCGTGCGCTCAGCACGTTCGGTTGCAAGGTCGTTGTCGGGACTGCGCTCCACATCATTCAGCCAAAATTGGTTGCACCTCCATATTTGGTTGGTTTCGCGAATGAGAATTTCAGAGTAATAGGGAATGTCTGGTTCACCTCTTGATATTACAGCATTCGCAGAGAAAGACCCAAAACGATAGGTGGTGTTGCTTGGGTTAGCCCCAATTTTAAACTTTAAGGCTTCGGCAAGCGTTGCGAAAATAAAGGTCTTTTTATTGATCATCGCTGTAGGTTTTTTCAGTTGTTTGTATGTCAAAATTAGATATTTGCTTTGTTGAAATAAGGACATAAAGCAAGCCCGAAGCATTCACCACGCGAGGTGTGCTTCGGGCTGGAAACAAAAAAAGAAACAAAGCGTATGTATGTGTATGACTACATTAGAGCATAGGACTTCCGTTAATGTCGAGTTGAGCGGTAAACGACACAGTGAGCGGATTATTTTCGGTGCTGTTGTAATAAGTTTCGTCCTCTTCGAGCGTGATAGTGCATGGTACCCATTGGTTGTTGATGTGCGCCCAAATGTATTCGCTCATCAAGAACTCATGCAAGTACCATTGCTGCCAATCCTCGTTTAACGGTTCGGTTTGAAAGAGCCATGCTTCGCGATTGTTGCTCTTCTTGACAAACGAGCGCGAAAACTTACTGAAGGTCTCTTGTCTTGTAATGGCATAGGAACTGGAGGCTACCGAACGCTTTTTACTATACACCTTGGGTACACTCACGCTCTCTAACACACCTAACGAGTTGATGAAGCGGAACTCTTGTCGGTTCGTTGCCTCGGTTTGGGGTAAGGCATAGAGCGGAATGCCATTGATGGTTTGTGAGCCTTCGGTGCTAATGAGCGTTTTTTGTGAAGTTGGAGGTGTGAGCGTTGCACTATTAAGCAAGGCACATTCTTCGGCAAAGGGTGGGGTGTACACATATCTCTCGCCAACTGCCACAATCTCAGGTGCAGAAGTGGGTTTGCGCGAAAAGGCTTTTACACTTTTAAACTCGTTGGATGCCATGCGTTCCATGTCGGAGAATGCGCCAAACAAGGTGCAATAGTATTGGGGCTTGCCATCTACCTCGGCAGGCACCACCAACTCACCCACACGAGGTTTAACCTCTCCATTGAGCATGTATTCGTCATAGACGCGCAAACAGAACTTTACAAGCGGATAGGTCACGGTGTCGGGAATGTAAGTGTAGCTGTCGCGAAAGGTGCGTAGGGCAGAGGAAATGTCAATGCTTACCTCGGCATCCTCCTTCTCCTCGTCCACAGGAGCCGACATTTTTATGGTTTCAAAATCTCCACCGCTCATGCCGCAAGTTACTTCCACAATCACGCGGTGAAAGGCGGGTTTATCGTTTATTACGTTAGGCTGTATGCGAAACGTAATAGGGTTGCCGTTGAATATACTGCCCGATGTAAGGGATACGGTTCTTGCCATATTATAAGGATTTAGACATTATACATTAAAGACTATACACTTCAAGTTCTACCTCGCCCATGCCGTCGGTCACGCTAATGTCGGTAGACACTTTATTGATAAGGCATTTTTTCCCAGCTATCAACCACCATTCCTTCCAATGGTTGGGAATGTCAGCTATCTGCGCTACCGAAGCAAGACACTTGATGCGGTATTTTTTGCGATTGAGGAGGAAGTAAGCATAATCTACCATAAAGGTGTCGAAATAACCTCTGTTCTTTATAAGCGGATCGTTCACCACAAGCGGTGCGTCTGCCCAATCTGGTTGCACCCAAGCACGCGGTTTGAGCGAAAAGCGTTCTTCGTTGCCTATTCCGTCTTCCTTTCCGTTGTAGTCATACACATTTCCGTAAGGATCAACAGAGTCGGCAGTGAGTGCATATTCGCCCACGGTGGTGCGCCACTTGCTATTACCGAAGCCATCGTAATTGTAATCAAAACTCTCTGTGTCAGAGTCCGTTCCACCGCCACGCATCACGGCTATGCTCAATCCCCAATCGTGGGTTTGAAGGGGTGAATTGCCATCATCGGTATCGGAAGGGTCGTATGATTCACGAAGCTGCAATACCTCGGTTACATAGAAATCTGCCACAGTTGATGAAAGCGGATTGCGGATGTTTTGCTTGATAAACTCATGCTCCATATCCTCGTCTACATTTGCAGCCAAAATAGTTTGTGCTAATTTTCCATTCACAGCTGTTGTGGCATATCCTTCAATGCTATTACCTGCAACGGGTTGCGAAGGAGCATCTGTAAAGCATACGGTATCGAAACTTGCAGAAAGAGACTTACGGTAATTTACATCTACAAATCCTACAGGAACAAAATCAGACAAAAACTCTTGCACAAAGTCATCGTTAATGGTTGAGCAATCGCCTACTTCAACACCCTTATAGGCTCCCACCTCGAACAAACGAGGATCCATATCGTTATTGTCTTTAAAGTCGGAGTCAATCTTTACACGATATTTATTACCCGTATTCTTATCTACAAAGACACTCATTTGATTGTTGAAAATCTGATGAATAATATCCTTGTATGCTAAACTCGTTATGGTGCTTTCCTTGGGATAGTCTATGTAATCGTAATCTGTGTTGTAATCTTTTACGCCATCCCTAATGTTATTCTTCTGTTCCCTCTTGTCGCTTTCTTCCGAATAGCCCACACGCACACCCGTAATCTTTTCGCTGAGTTGTGCAATGGAGAGAACATTCGCATTGAACTGACGCGGTTGGGGATTTTGCTTGCGGAATACATCTCTCACAAGATATGCTGTAACCTTTTTTCGTTCGTAATCATAATCGAACTTTATGCCAAATTGGTTTTCGAGCGATTCAATAACTGTTGATACAGACTCTGCGGGAAAATTCTTTTCGTTGGCAAACATTTGCACAACACTTGCACTCATCTGTGCGCCAGTAATAGTAGACTTTGTGGTAATGCTTGCTACCTCTTTGCCTACTTCAACCGTTGTTACAGTCGGGTCGATGACCTGGGTAACCTTTGTCTTATACGACACGGAACTATTAAAACGATTGTCTACTACTGTTTCATATTCGTAAGTAACCTTGTGATAGGCTATTTGTTGAAGGGATTTATCCACAGGATTTTCCAATGCTAACTGGCCACCACAACCGCGGCTATCTAACCAAGCATTTACATCATCGAACAATTTATTGCATTCAGCTTCATTTTTGGCAGACTTCTGAAAAAAGCCAAGTTTTATATCGCCTTCGTTTTTAAGTCCAGCTATCACTTCAGGGTCTTCTTTCTCATATTTTGTACCATAATATAAAGGTTCGGTGTTATAGGCACATTTAGTTGTGAAGAAACACAAACGTCGCAAATCGCCAATCTCCATCAAGGCATCTTTATCGAATGAAACGCCAAGACTTTCAAACAAGCAATCAAGGAAGAACAACACATAGAAGCAAATGCCCGACTGCGGACGGTCGGCTTCGAGCACCCATATCGGTCCGTGATTTTCATACATCACATCTTCCTTTACATCAGGAAGTTGCTCAACCGTTTTACTTGATGTTTCACCATTTTCGTCAATGTCGTAATGCTTGTAGCAAACACGTGCATTGCAAAAAGGCTTTAGCGGATAAGCATCCTTCACGTTGATGTACGATTGCTCCACCTGTGGTATGTTCACTCTATTGCCATCTGAATAAACGCGTGGTGAAGATGGATCTTGTTTTGCCTTATGCAAATCGCCTTCTTCCACGCATTTGCCAGGAAACGAAAAACCCAATGCTTGTGGATAAAAAGTTGCCGATGTATTATAGCCTTCGCCTACTGAACCGTACTTCTTGTCGCCTTTCTTTCCTTGATACTTAATAACCACATCGGTTTTGTAAGTTACCTGCACATTCACCTCGTCAATTTTCTCACCAATCAAAAGTTGGTCTTTGTAGCGAGAAGGGATAGGCACCTCATTGCAATTCAAGTCCGAAATTAAATCATCAAACGTCTGCGTGCTGGCATCAATATTCACGGATAGCGCGTCGCTCACTTCTTCGTCCTCTTGCATTACAGCAGTACCACTGGCAAACGGAACGCCATCGGCAATAATTCGCATGGGTGTATGCTCATAATCAACAGGGCGAATATCGGAGTTGATGTCGTCGGGGTTTTTCAAGAAGTGGCGGTTCCCGTCCAAGGGCAATGATACCGGATAGGAAAACATTTCAGTATCGTTGAACAGAGGATTTTGCAGTTCAACGCTAATCGAAAAGTCGTCCGTAAGTACCATAGGCTTACCACCTGCGAGGATTACAAGTTTGCTATTCATAATGGTTTGTAGTTTTTAAGAACGGAATGGTCAAAGGCTTGTGCCGTGCCTGCTTGAATGTTGCCATAAGCATGATCGCGCAAAGTAATAACGGCATTATACTTGTTGTTGTAAATCTGACTATGCCCATGCGCCACTACGGTTGCTTCGCCAATTACATAGGCTTGTGCTCTGTCGTATATATGAATGGGTGTGGCACAATCCGTAATAATGACCCTCACGAATACGGGTGCTTTTTCTGGGCATTCGTTTAAGTAGATGCCTGCTTGGTTCATCTCTTGCTTCAAGGCAGGATATTGTTTGGGCAATTCAGTGCGGATGATGTCGGCATATTTGCTCTCCACCACATCTTCCCAATTATCGCGCCAAGTAGCCATCATTTGGCTCACGTTGCCCGAAGCCAACATTTGCTTGTAGCCATTCGCACAAGCATGGCGTTCGTGGCAAGCACGCTTGCAGGTTTCTTTCAGTGTAAGAAATGCGTCCTTTTCCATTCTGCATACGTTCTTTAGTTATTCACTCCAGCCTCTTCCTCAGTCTTCATCAGTATAGCCTCGAAGCCTTTAATTTCGTCTTCGGTCACAATGTCTGAAAACTCTTCGCGCAATTTGGCAATGCGTTCTTTTATGCCTTTCACACGGGTTTTTGTGCTGGGTTTGTCTTTGCGACAAATGTATTTGATAATACCTTCGGCTTTGGCTTTGTGCTGCGCTACTGCCTCGCGAGCGGCTTTCACTTCGGGGCGGTCGGCTGCAATTTTCTCGGCAACGGTTTGCGCAAAGAGCGGATCGCGCTGCTGTGCCTTTTCGTAAAACGGTTTAAACTGCGTGCGGAGGTCTTGTGGCGCAATGTTGAAGTTTTTTTCTACGTATTTAATGTATTCTGGGTCGCCTGTGCGCTGACTAAGGCGTAAATACACCTCGCCCATTTCGCGGTCAATAGCGGTGTAGATGTCGGGCAGGATATGGCTATCAATCTCCACGGCTCGTGTGGCAAGTTCGGCTATCTCTTGCTCGGTGTAGAGCGTACCTTTGCCTTGTGCCACGGCTTTTTCGTTGGCTTCAGCCATCGTTTTAGCTTGCTCTGCCTTAGCCGCCGTTTCATTGCGAAGGGCGCGAATGTTGTTTACTTGCTCTTGCAAGGGGGCAGAGAGGAACACACGAATTTGCTTCATAGAGGGCATAGTGGCTGCAATGCTCTCGCCATTAGGGTCTGCCACAATGCCGTTGTAGGTGAGGGGTTGCAAGGACACATCGGGCTTCAGTTCAGGGAATAGGCTATCTTTAGCCTCTTGCAGTGCCTTCTGCTTTTGCAGTTGGGCATAGTAGGCTTGCTCTTGTTTGGTGGGACGACCTACGCGACGCTTTTGAGAGAGTTGCGCATCGGTGGTGTCGAGCGTTTGCAAGTAGGTGAGCAACTGACGCACACGGCGGTGATAGTCTTTAAAACGTCGGCTTTCGCGCACAAAGGCTTGTGCCTTGGGTGTGCCTTCTAACAAGGTCAGTCCTTTCTCGAATGCCTCACGCTGCTCGGCAGTGAGCATGCGAGTGGTGAGGGCAGGGGTAAGGGTGTTGATTATCTTTTCCATTGTGAGAGATATATTTGTGTTAGTTTATTCTTTGTCTTTAAAATCTAATTTCAGCTGACAGAACTTCTCGGCATACCATTGTTTATAAGATTTACCCGAAATCCACCAGTCAAAAATGTTCTCCGCTATTTCATTCTCTTGTTCCTCGGTCAATTTGAGATGAAGCCAATCCTTGCGGATGTTCCACCCTATATATTCGTTTTTGAATAGCCTCCCATTTCGGATAGCCTTAATTGCCTTTATCCAATTTCGTTTTACATGTGGCCAACGCTCCATCTCTTTATATTTTTGTTTGACTTGCGACATAGGACAGAGTATGCAACCTATGCGAGCGTAACCTTGATCGTAGAGTTCGCAATGAGTAATGTTAAGCGTGTTGAGAAATGTCCAAACATCGGCATCCGTCCAATGAATGATGGGTGAGATTAGCAGCGACTCTTTCCCGTGTATGCAACCTAAAGTGCGTTCCCCATTGGCATTAACAATGGTAACTTGTTTTTTTTCGAGATCTCTTTTTCTGCGCTTGTTTTTTTCTGTCTTTTCCTTTCGGTATGCTTCAAGCCCAATTAAATCGCCACTAAACGAATGGTTGTTAATCTCCACCTCATTGCGCTTTGCTCGACGACTGCTTTCGGCTTTACGTATGCCAATTAGAGTAACCTTTCCAGCACCAGCAGTTTCCTTGTATTCTTCGCAACACCAACGTACACGCATTGTAGGCAAAATTTTTTTCTTCACAGCAATATTGAAGATGCTATCCTTGGGCTTAATAAGTTCCACATCAGGGTATTGCTTTTTTACAAAACGTATTACTTCGGGCGGATCAACACTCGTAAGGTTCATGTGCGCTCTGAATTTTACGCCAGCCAACTTTGCCACATGATAAAGGCATTGACTATCCTTTCCACCACTAAAGGCAAGGAAATATCCATCTTCGCTATCGTAGGCCATTGCTAAACGCTCAGCCTTGCGAAGAAGTTCTACACTATGCGCTATTTTCTTTTGTAAGGATGTGTTGAACCGTGCCAACACATCCTCGTACTTAAAATCTAATGTTGCATTTGTCATTTGCTCTATAAATTTTGTTCAACCTTTTAATACAACATAGGCGACACAAAGATGCGTGTGCCTGGCTGATTGTTTTCAAAGCCTTTGCCACTATCTGACTGTGTGGTGTTGGGTGTTTCGGTGGGAGTGGTAGGCTGTGGTTGTTCAGCTTCCTTACGGTCGGCAAGGGTTTTGAGAATGCTGTCGCGAATAGACACGGCATCGTCGTGAGCTTGCTGACGAGTGAGTTTGTCGAAGGTGAGCACTGAGGTGCGCTCAATGAGGTAGGCTACCATAAGGCGACGCGACTTTTTAAGCAAGCGGTCGGTGTCGGTGGCTTGCAACATCTCGGCTATGAACGCTGCACCAAACACATCCTCGATGTATTCTTCTTGGATAAAACGAAGGTCGGGAATGAGGCGAATAAACTTGTCGCGGTTGTTATAGATGTCAATGTATTGCTGCAATACCGCACAGGTGGGAAGGAGTAAATCGTGATGCAAATAATAGTATTCGCTTTGCTGCCAAAGTTTTACTATTTCCTCAATCTCTGCCATGCGCTCTTCTTCAGTGGGAACGGTGGGGGCGTCAGTTGGGGGTTGCTCGGTTGTCGGTACATTTTCGTCCGTATTCTGTACGCTATTGTCGGTTTTTGGTACGTTTTCGTCCGTATTCTGTACGCTATCGCCGTCTATCGGTACGGAGATAGGCATGGGGTGCGTCAGCTTTGCCCAACCTTCGAGCAAGAGCAAAAGGTTATTGAGCGACACCATAGCCTCTTTCTTAAATCCTTGCACACCTTTGTCAAGCATTTTGTCGGAGGCTACGGAATAGTCTTGGCTTGAAGCCATATTCATTCCTGCTCCGTTGGCTGAAATGAGTTGCTGATAGGCGTAGCGCGAAAGTGTGTCGTTTGCCACCATGCGTTGGGCATTGAGCAAGAGTTCTTGCCAAGGGTGCTGCGCATAGGTGCCATTGGTTACGGCAAGGTAAAAATCGTTAGCATCAATATTGAGCTTGTAATACTCGCACAAACGGTTGTAGAGTGGTGTGCCTAACTTGTCTCGCAGAAAGTCTTTCTCGCTGTTGTCGAGTATGCCTTGCAACAGACTTACGTCGTCGAACGCATTGCTGGGTACGTGCAAACGCAGTTCTTGATTGGTGGATAGTAACATATCATCGTTGTTTTTTACAGGGTCGTTTTTAAGTTTCGCGCGAAGATTTGAAAAGTTTCGCGCGAGGATTGATATAGGCTTCGCGCGTCACTTGATGTAAGTGATACGCATCACTTGGTGTAACTGATGCGCATCAGTTGGTATAAGTTATGCGCATCACTTGATGTAAGCGATAGGCGTTGCTCTATTCCTGCCCTTGTTTGGTTACACCCGTTTTAGAGTTGTCGAGCGTGGTGAGTACTTCGCGATCGATTTGCCATACAAGATGTTCGTCCCAACCATTGAATTGGCTAATCACTTCGAGCGGACGGAGCATGAGTTGCTGTAGGGGTGCAAACTGAATTTGCTTGACTAAGAAGCGTTCGCGCAAGTCGGTGCCACCCGATGAGGAAGCATCGCCAGGGGTGTTACCAATAAGTTTGGAGTCTAACCCCATTGCAAAGAAGATGATGCTGCTAATCTCTTGCAACTCAGTTTTGTCGGCTGTGGCTTGGTCGGAAGCCTTTGTTTCAATCTCCACAATCTCCCATGCCTTGTGTTCCTTACCATCAGAGCCTGTGAAACTTGATGAGAAAAGAGCTTGTCCTGCGTTGTCGCTATTGCTGAGCCATGTGTTGATTTCATTGAAGACGCTTGCCATAATCTCCTTGGGCGACCGCTTTTTGTCCTCTTGCGAGGCTTGGTTGCAAAGTCGGTCTACGTAGTCTTGGTGAATGTAAATGACACGACCAATGATGTTGGAGTTGCGTTTGCGCGTCAGTCGGTCGTCAACAATCGTAAAAGCATACTCAAAAATGCTACCCGCGAAAATGCTGTGCCAAAGGGCATCGGCATAATAAGGACCGCCAAAATCGCGAGGCGACATAATGAAACGTGTGGGGCGGTTCTTACGGCTCACGCGGTTTTGTCGTGCTTCGCGCACAATGCGCTGAAGGTCACGAACAGCGGTAGCAGCGGGCAAATAAGGCACGGCTGCAATCTTCAAGTCCTCTGGTTTCAGGTTGGAAATGTTTTGCGAGGAGTCGAGCCATTGATTAGAAATGTAGGCGTAGTTGATACGATATTGTGCATCTTGACGCTCCAGTCGGGTTGTGAATACCGAACGGGGTTTGATGCCTACCACCTTCGGCGTCCAGCGTGAGGTGGGAACGGGGGTGCCGCTTTCGTCGAGTTGGCGTTGGTTGAGTTGCAATTCAACAAAACATTGCGACATAAGCGACATATCGCCAGCCAACTGCAAGTAGGTGTCCATCAGGTCGTTATCGGCACAAAAATGCTTCAGTTCTTCGTTCGTCCATTCCCATTTGGCAAGTAAGGTCTTTAGTTCCTTCATCTCCTCACTATCCTCAGTGGGGGTGAGGGCTTGTGCCGCATTTGTCAAGGGGTTGTCAGTGGGGTTAGGGTCGGAGGTTTGCTGCGCTTGTGCTTCTTTGACTTTGAGGTCGGCAATCAAGCCACGGAGTAAAATTCCAGCATGGGCAAAGGGTATGAATTTTTCGGTAATATTGCCTCCCACATATTGGGTGTAATGATATTTGGGTTTGGGTCCATGCACGGCAAGGATTTTCTTTATAAAATCAATGCCTGCTGCGGTGAAGGGCGACATGCGCGAAAGGAGCCAAATGAGGTTGGGCAGTCGGTTGCCAATTCCCCATTCCATGTAGCCTAAACCTTCGGTACCTTCGCCTTTAGGCTTGGCAAGACATTCACCACCGCTCGAGGCAAAGATGGTGGATATTTGTCGGCGTGCGGCTTGTGAGCCTGCTGTGCCTTGTGCCGTCATGTTGGCTTCGCTAATGAGCATGGAATGCACATAGTCGTTCCATGAAAAGGCTTTGCTACCTTTGCTGGGAGTGCAAAACTCGCCAGGACGGATAGCCACATAGCCAGCACGATGAAGTTCCTCACTACGTTCTTGGAACTCGTGCAAATTGCTTACTGTGTTTTTTGCCATTGTGATGGGTGTGTGTGGGTTTATAATGGTTATGTTATTTTCTGCTTATCTTTTCCATCTCTTCATTCTCCTTCGAGAGGCGTTCAAGGTGTTCGAGCACAAGGGAGTATGACTGATGGTTTACTTGATCCTCGGTAAGTCCCGCATACTTTTGCATGGTGGCAGTGGTAGCGGTGTATATTTCGAGTGGGGTATTGGGTCGGCGGTTGTCTACCTTCTGCATCTTGAATACATGCGGAAAACGCTTGCTTAGGGTGTGCATCACACCCGTCCACCAAAAGAGTATGACCTGCCACTGATGGTCGGGGTAGTTGCGAAAGTAAGCTGCATGCGTGGTGCATTGGTTGCTTTCGTAATGGTAGTCGCGCTTCACCATACCCGTGTTGGTGTCGATGTATTTTGTGCGAGCATTGAAAATGGTGGCAAGGAACATGGCTCGAGCAAAATCTACATTTTGCGCTTGTTGCGCCAACTGTTGGGGGGTGAAGGTGCCCATTTGCTGCATCTGCACAAGGCTGTTGCTGAGTTGGGTGTAAGTGCCCATAGTGTCGGAGGCAAAACGATATTGTGCCCAACTAAATCCGTCGAGGTCGGGGAATGCGCCCTGAAACGTCTTACGCATGCGCCACCATGAACGGCGACGCTTCATAGTGGGGTAGGGGAACTTGGTAAGAAACATGCCGCGTTCGTTGTCGAGCCAATCGAGCATGCCAGCACCTTGCGCCAAATATTCGGCAGACTCTTTGTCGTCGGTCTTTGCCTTGGGCGAAAGCCAATAGTTGATTTGCCACAAATAAAGTGGGAAGGTGTCGGCTCTTTTGCCATCCTTCAAAAAACGACAGGTGTAGTATTGCGTTTCGATTGCCTCACGCGGATTAGGACCTTTTACGATTTGTATGCCCGACAAGGCAAAGAACATGGCCAGCTTCACATTGTTCATTGAAAATGGGTGATAGCGGTCTTGCCTTAACAGTTGCTCTTGCATTACTTGCGATATGAGTTCCAACTGCTCGGTGGTGCATTGGTTCCAATGCTTGGGTAGGGTGAGGTTTATGCGTTTTGTTTCTTTCATTAGGTCGCTTCTTTTTATGTGGCGTTACCAAGTAATGCGTTGTCCGCGATTGTCAACCATGTAGGTGTAGTTAATCGCATTGATGCGCCTATACCATCCTGCTTCAAATCGCTTTTGTGAGGGGACATTTCGGATGAAGTTGTCAATGAAACGCAAACGACGTGCTCTGAGTTGCCTGAAAAATGTAGGAGCGTAGGTTCGGTTTAATGCCTCAATGGTTTTTGGACCCACAATGCCATCGGCTGTTACACCGAGCATTTGTTGTGGAATGACTATGGCGTGTCTGCCACTGCTCCACGCCCAATCTACAAGCATATTGGCAATAGCTTGGTTGTTGATTTGGTCTGCCTTCCAACGGTTCCAATAGTTTTTGCGCATAAGGTTAATGGCGTCGGCATCCGTAATGAGCTTTAAGTCTTTCACGTCTATGCGTCCATCACCATTCTTATCATATCCCTGCGCTCGCCATGTGGCAATAGTCACACCTTTATTAGTAGCACCACCGCGGTCTTTAGGGTCGTTCACAAAGCCACCCTCATACGAGAGGATGAACTTTGCTAAAGGGTCAAGTTTAGCCATGTGTAAATTGTTTGATTGTGTTTCTGTTTTTTGTACTTCAAAATTAGTTTTTTTGTTTTGCGGCATAAGGACATTCTGCTTCTATCCCCCTCCTACACAAACACAAAAAGCCTCAGTATCTATACCTTTATATATAAGGCTTCGATACCGAGGCTTTCCGAATGTAGAATTTTTTTGTGGTGAGCGATTATCAGTCTTTGCTAAAAAGTGAGGTGGACTGCACTACGGCTTCTTCCTCATTGTTAACGTCAGACTGCTTGGCGACATCGGCTTCGCTCTGTTGTGTTTGTTCCGTGTCACCTACTCTTTTTTTGCCGAGGCAAGGAGGCTATCCCAACCGCCTTCAGTAGGCTCAGTAACGTAGAGGTTAGGATAATCTACAGGAGAAAGTTTTGACTCGTAAGTCGTGGTGCGGTCGTCTTCGGGTTTGGCACCAGTGTCGGTTTTAATACCGCCCGAATCGAACTTAACCTTACGGCTTGGGTCGTACATAATCTGCGAGTTCTTGCCATCCTTAGCAATGATAAAGATGTCGCGGTTGTTGATGGCACGCGCCAACTTACCAGCTGCGGGGTTCACAGAGTCGATAACAAAAGTACAAGTCAACTCAAAGCCCTTGCGGTAGCCGAGTGAACTACCCTGAATTTGCTGTGAGTCGTCCTTACACTGCACCTTGTAAAGACCCTTACCTGCTTGGAAAGCGGGGGTTGCATACAAGTTATCGGTTGCTGTGAGCGGAGCAGTAAGTTCGCTCTTCAAACCAATATACACATCAGAACCAAGACCTGCGAGGTTTTCCAAGCATTCGTCATCGTTCAGAATGTCGACGAGCTGGGGGCATGTTACTTGTTCAGGCATAATATAAGATGTTTTTGTGTTGTGTTTTAAAAGAAATGGGGTGGCGGTTGGCTATGTTCGGTCGGGTCAAGTTACCCGTCACCCCTGGGTTGGATTTATAGAGCTTATGAGAAAAGCCGTAGGTTACTCACCTTCCTTCTTAAAGATGGCAGTGATACCCATAGTCATACCTGTGGCAGTGAGCTGAAGGGTCTTTTCGGTCTTGCCGTTGCTCCAGTGTGAGAACTTGTTCTTAGCACCGTCTACAGCTACAAGTGTGAGCACTTGGTTTACTGAAGTAGCAACAGGAGCGGTGTATTTAGCACCATTCACGGTTACATGACCATCAACCTCTGCCTTGCCATCGGTGTTAACAGCTGTCACTACGAGGTTTGAGTCAATGTAGTCACCAGCCACATATTCAGAAGTAGCAAGCGAACCGTTTGACATACAGAAGGCGTACTTGAACGGATTGCAGGGGCCTAAAGCTCCTTGAATTGACTGAATCTGGAACTGGATTTGACGCAAATCGGTGTCCGTTCCAACCTTCACACCTACATAAGTCTGGTTGCTCTCAGTGTCAACACCATAGATGAAGTTGTCTTTGATAGTGGCATACATACGGTCGCCTTCGCCAAAGTCTGCCACAGGGCAGATGGTTACACGTGAAAGACCAGGAAGCTTGAAGTTGCCACCCTGTTCATACTCAACCTTGAAGTTGCCGTGATACTTGTTGGCAAAACCAGCTGCAATGTTATAAGCAGTTGCCTCGTTCATGTAAACAAGGGTGTCAGCCTTGCGCAAACGAGCATCCCACTTCATGTGCCATGCCACGAAGTTGTCGTAAGGTGTTGAGTCGTCGTTGTCAGCGGGGGCAGTGATAGCCTCGCAAGGAACAAAGTTGCCGTTAGCTTCGCTGATGATGCCATCCTCAATGTCGTGCTTTACGCAAGTGTGGAAACCATCGTAAAGAGCCAAAGCCTGTGCGCTTGCAGGTTTGTCTGATGAACCATCGTCAAGACTCATGTCACCATTCCACAAGCAAGCGGTCAAGTTGTCGGCATAGTTGGCAAGTACGGCTGTAACAGCCTCAGTTGAAAGAGGATACTGACCCTGACCATCTACACCAAATACTGTTTCGCAGTACTTATCGATATTGTCTGTAAAGTGGTCCCAAGAGAGCTTGGCGGTAAGTGTACGTTCCTTCAAGAAACCGACTTCGCTGTCTACCTTGTTGTGAACGTCTTTACGACGAGTAGTACCACCCTTGCGAAGAAGAACGTGAACGGTGCGCTTAAACTGAACGCCCGAAACAATCTTGATACCAAGGCGGTCCATCTCTGCTGCATCGGTGTAACCAGGACCCATGAGGATTTCCTTTGACACCTGCTCGGCTACGTGCGTAAGTGCATCTGTACCGATGAATTTTTCAGGATAAGTTGCCATAGTTGTTTTTGTGTTTTTTGTGAATGAAAAGAAGTTTAGTTTCTGTGTTGGTTTTGTTCTGTGGGGGATGTCTTACTCCTCACCACGCTTAAAGCGTTCAAAAGCTGCCTTGCGCTCTGCATTGGTTTTGTAGGGCGTAGGGTCGAACTCGCGAAGCGTCTGCACTTTTGCACCCTCACCGTTATTAGCAGGAGCATCGCCAGTGTTCTGTTCCTCGCTGGGTTCGTTGGTGAGTTGGTCAATCTGTGCGTCCTTGTCGTTTACCTTCTGTTCGGCAGTAGCAAGGGCTTCTTTTGCACCCGCCAATTCGGTTTCAACTTGACTCTTACCCTCAGTGAGCGAAGCAATTTCTTCGTCCTTCTTGGCAATAGCCTCGGTGTGGGCGGTGTTGAGCGTTTCAAGTTCTTTACTGTGCGCTTCGTTAGCGTCGGCAAGAGCCTTTTCTGCGTCTGCCTTGGCTTCGTTGGCTGCTGTTAACTGTGCAGAGAGTTCATCGAACTTGCCTTGCAATTCTGCGAGGGCGTTCTCTGCTGTGGTGACTTTCTGCTCAGCATCAGTCACCTGCTGCTTGTTGTCATTGAGGTGCGCTTCAAGCGCATCAAGCAAAGGGGCATTCATAAACGCGCCTTCCTCGGTAGTCTTGATGTCACCTTCCTTCATGCCACAAGCGGCATTGATAAGTGGGTAATTCGCCATATTGATAGAGGTTTTTGTGTTGTTCTCTTTGGGTTCTGGTTCGTTCTGTGGTTCGGGTTCGTTCTGCGGCGCAGGTTCCTCGTCGGGGGTGTTACGATCAATGGCTTGTGCTGTGCCATTGTGCAAGGCAAATGCACGCTGAACAACCGACATGAAGTCTGACTGACCATCAACAAGAATACCCTCGACGTTCTCGGCATTGAACACCTTGCCGTGCAAATGTTCGTCTGTGGCTTTCGGGCAAGCTGCCTTTACATCGGCACGGAACTCTACACCTAAATCGGCAAGTTCTTGCACTAATTTCTCAGTGTTGCCATCGTTAGCGATGTCGCGGAACTCACGGTTCTTGTCAAACGACTCGGGGTCGTAGAGTTCGTGGTATGTTTCGTTGGTAAACTGATTGGTGCTACCGTCGGCTTCGGTGTAGAATGCTGCCATCACACCAATGCAACCGATCTCGTTCTTTGGGTGCATGTAGTAACGTTCATCGCAAAGTGAAGCGAGATACATACCAGCTGAAGCACACATGCCATCGATAAAGGCAAGAACTGGCTGACCCTTGGAGCGTGCATACTCAATGGCTTGCTGATAATCGTTCTTAGCCCAAGCTGAACCGCCTGGTGTGTTGATGATGAATACGTGACCGCAACAAAGTGGGTGGTTGGCTGCACGCATCATCATGTCGCGATGGTCAACTGAGCCATACGAGCAACCACCTCCATTGCGAGTAATCGGTCCGTCAATGGTTAGCACTGAAACGAATGGGAAGGGTTGATTTTCCTCATGCTCCAAAACCCAATTACTTTTCACCTGTTTACCATCCTCTGAAATCTGATATTCCTCTGGGTAGTAAACAGAACCGTCAGCGGCTACGGCAGTAACAAAGCCACAAGTCTTTTCGGGCTTACTGAATGCGGCATGCGTATTCAAGTTCTGCTCCAAAGCCTTGCGGATGCCATGCACAAAGTCGGGACTAACCATCCATTTTTTTTCAGTAAGAATTTCGTAGAGTCCTTTCATGGAGTGTTTAGTGTTTGTGTTGTTATCCTAAAACAATTTTTACCTTATAGCAGTTGCGGAAGCAGGACTCGAACCATGCGTTCTCTTGGTTATGGGCCAAGCGAGATACCATCTTCTCCATTCCGCGATATGAGGAGTATTCTGTTTTTCTGCAAGCAAAAGTAAGGAGCAACGGTTGCGACGAAAGGACAAAAAAAACGCCGTTGTCCTAATGAACAACGGCGTTTTACGCTGGTTTTAAAGGTATGTTTTCGGTGTGATTATTCTAATCGAATGAAGTCTGACATGGCTTTTGCGCTGATGGCAAACTCACGTGCATCGTCGGTTGACGACTTGCTATCTGTAGACCTAAACGAGAAGGTGTTGGGCAATGTGTTGACAAGATGGCGTGTACCACCTTGCGTTTGTAATACCATAAAATAATCCGCCTTACGCAGTATTTTTACGGCTTCGCACACGTTATCTTGACCATTTTCTACACTTCCGCTTATATTAAAGGTGTATAATGTGCCATTTCCCGATTCAGTGAGCGTAGATTTAGCGGTAATGGTTTCTGCTATCACATCAGAATCTTCGTCCGAAGTGGCGATATGCAGAATGGCTGTGCCAAACTTACCACCACTCATTGATAAAATTTGCGCTACATTAAAAGGTATAGGCAACTGCACCTCGGCGGTCGGATAGATATAAACATCTGTCACTCCTGAAAGGAATTTCTCGCTACAATTATTTGATAAACTCGTTTTGTACATAAATAAGCCGTTTATTTAACATATATTATGCCATTAATTAACACTACGAAACACTTTTAATTTACTCCCATTCGATGCTGTCTATGTGGTATTCGTCCTCGTTTCCGTCCTCATACTGCATATCAAGACAAGAATAGGCACTAAAATTCTTATGCTCGGTATGAAGCCATCGGCCGATAATTCTTCGCAAATTGTCTGTTTCTTGCATGCCCAGTTCTATGTTATATCGCATTAAGAAGCGTTCGAGCATACAAGTTTGCGAACGGGCTACAATGCGACCATTCGATGTACAATAATCGAAGGTAGACAATGCCCATTCTATTACGGTTCGTTTGAAATCGTTGTTGAGCATGATAAGCAACTGCCTTACCCCAAAGATGTCTAAATTCCAGGTGGGTGTAACAGAGCGAACCGTATCGAGAACAAGTATTTCGCTCGGCAATTTAATGCACAAAAAATCCTCGTTCACTGACTTGTTGTAGTCTTTGTAACCGTTTAGCATTTGCACTTCAGCAAAGGTAAGGTAATTATCCACTTCTCGTTTCATAATCACATTACCGCCAAGTGGATGCCGACCATTCTGCATGTTGCGCCATTGTTGGTGTGAAAAACATTGCGTATTTACGCACTGCTGCGTAGCTGCATTGTAGATTGAACTGCGCAATAAAAAATACTCTGGTGTATATGAATTAAACACCAAAGGCTCATGTTTGGCGATTGGCTTTTTAGGGTCGCGGTTTCTGAAGAACTGACACCTATTAGTGGGTAAACGAAGATATATATTGGGCATAAGACGCTATTTCTTGGGTCGTTTATACAACTTAACGAACAGATCGGTAACAGTGTAACATTGAGTTTTGTACTCTTTCGTATTGAGCTTATCCGTGTTCAATATCTTATCTAACATTAACGTCTGCTCTGTATTGAGTTTGTTTTTAATGGTGACTATATCAACGTATGGGCAACCTGCATCAGTATGCCCAATGTTGTTAGCACCAAAAATGTCTGTTGAAAAATAAGCATTGAGAGCAGCTATCACATCTTGTTCCGTATAACCTGTATATTCGGGATGTATCTTGTTGTATTTTTCAACATACGTTTTTAAACGCTTGGCAAGGTATTCGTTGATGGAGTCTGAATATTCCCCAAAGAGTTGCGTTTCTGGAAGGGAATAATCTTGCGGACGGACTGACTTGAAGAAACCTCGCAGTTGCTTTAAGACAGACGACACACCATCGAACTGCTGAAATTGGAAATTGTCGCCGAATATCTCGCGCATATCACATCTAACGTCCGTCACAACAGACTCCAGCATATCGGCCAGAAACGTCACTTTGTAGAGGTTGGCCGTGAGTTTCTTCACGAGTTCAGACATACCCTCACGTGAATAGTCTACATGATAATGCAACAATGTGCTAAACGTAAAAAACTCCAACCCGACATCTGAATGAATATTCGTTTGCACAATAGCAGCATACATAGTATCCGCTAATTTGCGATCGTTCTGCTGAATTACGCGAACAAGAGCCGCTATCTCACTTGATTGACTTTTGCACTTAGCTACTGACTTGATAAGTCGGTTACGCTTGTCAACACCTGCAATAAAATCAGGATTACGAAAAAGCACATCGAGCGTTTGCGCATATTTTTCAATAGGAACATCTTTAAAGTCAAAAAAATAAGCTGTAGGCAAGGCTAAAGCTTTAGACAGATTTCCTTTATTCTTACTCATAAAAATATGTATTAAACATAACGTTCATTCTTTTCATTTCCCAGTAGAGCCATATCCACCAGAACCGCGAGCGGTTTTACGTAGTTCAGCTACTTCAACAAAATCAATTCGTTCGGTACGTTCCAAGCAAATCTGACACACCTTTTGACCAACCTTGTAACGTGGCATATTGGGCATGACATGATAGAACACAACCGAAATACCGCCCGTGTAGATTTCATCAATCGTGCCTTCAGAATTGCTTAACACCATACCAGTTTCCCAAATCGAAGAGCGAGCACGCGCTTTGACACCTCGAATGTTGTAACCATCAAATTCGTTAACAGGCTGAAGCGCGAAACCAAGTTCATATTTCCATACATTAGGCGCAATTTCCTCCTCGCTTACAGCAAAGCAATCGTAGCAAAATCTGCCTCATGTCCTTCTGCCTTAACAGGCATTTGAGCCTTCTCATGAAGTCTCTTGAAAAGCATTTTCATTGTATATCAATATAAAATTCTACTTAAATCCAACTATATACTATATCTGAAAGCCTGGAATGTATTCTTTCATTCTGTTATTGATAACAGAACTTACCTTCTCAGCAATGATTTTAGCATCTTTGTGTGCCCTACCTGTTGTATCACGCAAACGCATATCCATAATATGCTTCCATTCATGCAGATTATAAGTATATCCAACAATCGTATAGGTGTTAAAGGTAAGATTGCCACGAGAGTCCTCTGGTGGTAATCCTGTAAAGAGAAGGAATGAATAGACTTTTTCGGCAACCCAATAACCAAAATGAGATGCCCAACGCTGATACCATCGGCTGTGCACCTCCCAATGCGGACGGCATATTAAGACACCCCCCTTCTTCTTTAAATTCACATAACGCGTACTCTGCTCTGAAATACAATTAGGAGACTTACGGTTATAAGATTCACCTTGTATGCGTTGTGTGGTAAAAACCAAAGTCATGCGCAAGAGCCATAATGCTTCTGTGCACTGAGCTTTAAGTGCTTTTTCAATAAACGCATCTTCGTCTATTACATAAGGTTCAAGCACTTGTTGAAAATCTTCATGCTCACTCATAAACTGCATGTTGGTGCTTATCCACACTTGCTTGCCTTTCACCACATAATCAATGTAGGGCGAAGCGACCATGAGCGACCATATATAAATGGTGTGCAACTTATTCTCATTCGGCACAAAGAAATAACAACTACCATGTCGATACATAGAACGATGCCCTGACTGCCAAAAGCCCTTGTCTCGTTCCAGGTCGCGTTTATACTCAAAATCCTTACGTTCTTTTTCGCTTAGATTTTCGGGAGGTTGCTTTCCCTTTGCCTTGTAACATATTCTGCCTACCCTGGCTATCTGTTTTACAATGGATTCTTGTGGCCACCACTCCACGTTTGGGGCTATAAACTTCATTCTGTATATATTTTAATTTGTTGTTTAGGGTGTAAATCATTCGTTTGTTATGTTATTCATCAGGCTCAGAACAGAGATAAAATTCACCTACTACCTTCTCTTCAACCTCTTCTTTCATAGTGCCCAGTAAAACTGGAACGAATGGTATATCACAAATACATCTTACGACGTATTCCTGTAAGGAGTTTTTGTCCTTATTGTTGATAATAACAAAGTCGTATTTTATCTGCGGGGCATTTCGGAAACGTTCCACATCCCTAACAATACGAGATAGTTTTACACCTCTCGCCAATCTGACAACGACATCATTATTTACATAAATAGAAAAAACTTCTATATCAGGATGCTTTTCCTTCAACTCTACCAAGCCTACTTCGTCTATTACATAGATAGCCGTGTCTTTCACTTGGTCGAGTCTCGTCCAATAATCATAACCACCATAGAATGTGTATGCCAACATTTTAGTAGGCGATACATTCACATGTTCCACAAAGTAATGTTCTCTTCCGTTCACTTCACCCTCACGCATGGGGCGTGTGGTATATGAACAGAGCACAGGCCAATCAGTCATTTCCGACATCATCCGTGCTACGGTGTCTTTACCCGCACCGCTGGGACCAGTAATGGTTATTAGTCGTCGCATAAGCCAAATTATTTTCCCTTATAAGCAATAATATAGTAAAAAGACGAGCCGAATCCTTCATACGGCACATTCACAATAGTGATAGCGATATTAAGAGTCACCACAGCCGAGCAATAGCAATAACAGTTTAAAAGAGTATGGCTGTAGTGTGATTTATGTAATACACAGCAATGTATTGCTCTAACCAGTTGAGCTTCATTTCTTGGAAAGAAACGGTAGGAATCGAACCTACAACCTTGTGAACCATGCTGAATAAAAGAGCATAATGTCACTCTAAATAGAAAAAATCCGCATAATATCATCGTAAGGGTCAGTTTCACAGGGCAAGCCATTCAGTCTGACCTTACTCGTCTTTTATGCTAATCATTAGAGATGATTTACTTTTACAAAAATATCATGCAAATAATCTGGAATAATGATGCGCAGTTGGTTAATTTCATCTGCCTTTTTCATTTGCCACTCCTTATATTGCTCGCGAAGTGAAGCCATTTTTGCTTTATAGGTTTTACAGCAATCTTCATAAATAGCGTATTGAACCTTGTATTCCGAAAGACGCTTTGTATATTCCTTCTCGGATTCAATACGGAAGCTATGCTCAATGCCATTCAGCTCAGCTTGTAATGCACGATACTCCCTTTGCAAATCGAAAAACAGATTATTCAAACGCAAAATATCGGTTGATGAAACATCATACGAATAAATAACCATATCACGACCAGTACCATCTACTTTCGTAGGATTAGCCTTATAATGTTCCATTTCTTTTAAAGCCTTTGGTAATAGTCCTTCTGGATGTATGAACTTGCCATATACAGCAAGTTTAGTCTTCAACTCAATATATCTGGCACATTGCTTTACATTCAAAATTTCTTGACCAACACACACAAGATCACCAACTTCTTTTGGTGCTTCTGGTGGTACTGGGACTATAACATTATTGTTTTGTGCCCACTGAAAAAACGTGCAATTCATCGTTTCCTTCTTGCACTTATCACGTTCAGCAATAGCTTCGCGAAGCCATCCAATGAGTGCATTACACTTTGAAATATCGCGAATAGCATTAGGTATTTCATCAAGACAATCAAGCGGAAGTTGCAACATAGCCTCCGTATTGTCGCTCAACAGTCTTGCCTTCTGCGTGAAAAGACGCAACGTTTTTACCTCCTGACCAATGCGTTCAGCATATTCTTTAGCCATATTAGCTACATGGTTGGCAGAAGTAGAGGTAAGTCCCTCTTTTCCAAAAAATACTTGATTCATATTATATGTCATTTCAATTTATTCTTCCATATATCTCCCTCAGTTCATCACGAGTGAGAAAAATGTTGCTTTCGTGACAAAGTTTAATGAAGGTGTTTCCGGTGACTTTAGGGTAATGAGAAAACTGTGGCCACCTCTCCCGAATTTCAGATTCGCGATGAGCTTTAGAGTCTGATGGGCGAAAACGAGATACGCGTCTCCACATATCCATTCCTGCTACAGGGTCTATGCTATATAAAGATATACCACACTTCACCCATGCGTCATAATTCTGCATAATGTCAACACCTTTCGCCTCGATTTTACTGACTAAACGCTGCGCTTTTAGATAAACAATATCTGGTGTATCATTCTCCCAAGAGCGTTCTCCATATCTCGTGCCACCACAGGGCGCATGCCTTGATACGTCAGAGAATGTTCGCTGATAATGTGAGATAGGAGATAATTCTACTTCGCTCACCTCCATACCCTTATAAGCCACAGCATTTTCGTTGATATAGATATGTTCTTTGTCATCCCAAGAGGCAAAACGCACACGACCTATATTGCCACATTGTTTGTCGAGCATAATGCCAAATGCAGCATACTCTTTGAGCAATGCTTTGAATTGTTCCTTATGGCGTTCGGGATAGGCAAGACGTATCAAGCCAAAATACCCCGTGCCTGAACAGGAACGCATCAACAATGCTATCTCTGGACGGAATTGTGCCAAATTACGTACATTATCGAAATTGGAGATTTGCTTATTATCGTCAAGGTCAATATCGATGGCAAGCCAACCTGTATGTTGCTGCAAGTGAGTTTCGCGACGCGACACCATCACACGCTGCCCTGGATGCGTAAGGCTATCATCCTCATAGAGAGAGAAAAGGCCACTGAGTGTTGCGCCAGGTAGTTTCTTTTTGGTTTCTATATACTCCGGCATCTTCTTAGCCTTGCTGCCATATTCTTTGCGCATAGCTCGCAAGCGTTGCACATACGGCTTCCATCTATCCGTAAGGCAAAACTCACGAATAGACATTTGCTGGATGCACTCCCCCGTGTCATAATCTACAAATCGACCATAAGCATCGGTGGCAGATTCATATATGGAGCATATTTCGTCAAACATACAGATATTTCAATTTTTGAATTTTATTTATGCTGCAAATTTAATAATTAAATATTGATTGTACAAATGTTGGCTTTGTTTATTTCCCCTTTTTAGACAAAATACAGAACCTCAATCAATGTTCACCTTTATTTACTTATGCTTCCATAAGAATACATAAATCATTATTCCACGCAAAGAATACTTCATAACCATTGGTTTTCACCCCTTACACATCAAACTACCTTTGCAACAAGTCCGATAATGGACGAAACACAAAAACAAAACACTATGCAAATTAAAACGCAAAATGGCGACTACGATGTTGCCAGCAAGGGACTTGGCAATACTGCGCTTGGTCTCGGCATCGCTGGATTGGCTACCAGTCTGTTAGGCGGTGGTGCATTGCTCGGTGGCTTGGGTAATGGCAGACAAATGACTGCCAACCCTAATGACCCTGATGCAAGGTTTGTAACAAAGAGTGAGACTAATCTTATTCAAGAGAACTCTACGCTCAAAACAGAACTTGCTATTCAGAAGAGCGAGAACTACACCGACAAGAAGTTGGTAGAAGTAACGCAGTATATCGATGGCAAGGTGAATCGCCTTGAAGATCGAGTAAACGCAAATAAAGATGCACAGCAAGCCATCAACGCACAGCAAATGGCTTACAATGCAGCTGCCAACGCAAACATTGATGTGTTGAAGTCGCAGGTTGCTTCGCTTTCAAGCGTTACCAAACTCTTTATTCCTTCAACCAATGTTTGCCAAACTGGATGCGGTTGCGGTTGCAACGCATAAAGCATGATGAGTATGGAATATTCCAATTCACAAATCTTGGCTGCGGTCGTGTCTGAATGGGCACGACCCGCCATTTCGCAAATTGCTGCCAGCAATGTAATGCGTCTGCCCATGCTCCAATCATTACAAGCATCTATTGGGGCTTTAGGATTGGTAAGTGGGGAATACAACCTGCAAAAGGATATTGAACCACTCATTCATCCAGTAGTCAATTCGCTCATCACCCCAATGCTTGCCCGATATTTCGGACAAATACCCGAAGAAAGCATACCTCAGATGGCTCACGACATCATAGAAAAGGTGCGCTACAATGGTCCGCTATCGGTACTCGAAGGCATGATTACGTTTGACGAGGAAGATTTGGATGAACTTGCCGATCTCTTGCAAAAGAACTTACCTGTAGAGAATGCAGAGCATTATCAAGTGAAGAGATAAGTTTATTAACCAAAGCGGCGGCTCGCTTCGTCGCTATACTAAAACAGAAATTAAACGATGAACAAACGTACTTTTCCGGCTCACATTACAGCCACACTTGCAGTCGGCGCAACTGCCACTGCTCCGTATTATGACGTGAACATCACGCAGCAGCTATGTACTCCTGCTTGTGTGGACGAAACACCCGTGTTCTCGCCTAAATTTACCGTAAAAAGTATTGCCAACGTAGGTACATCACAATATCTTGTTGTGCTCCATGTGGAGGGTGTAATCAACTATGTGCCTTGTAACTGCGGCACATGCTGCACACGCTCGCAGGTGGTAAGTCAAGACTTCACCATTCCTGTATTTAGTGCAACAGCTATTGGAAGCATAACACCTTCTATCGGCACTGTACAAAACGGAATTGCACGAATAGCATGCTGCTCTTGCAGCAAGACGTTCGTGTCGGATGTACCTCTTACCTTAACCATAACCGCAGCATAACATGGCAATACTATTGACAAGTTTTATTGTCATGGTATCGGTCAGTCTCATTCACCACCTCGGCTTGGCTCACGCCATTTCAGAGGTGGTGGATAAGGTGCTTTCGTGCAGCCAATGCCTCACGTTTTGGAGTGTGCTTGCAGGACTTGTATATATAGGTGCCGATATTATTACTGCTATGTTCTTCGCCATAACAATGGCGTATTTGTCTAATTGGTTTGGACTCTTACTGTTATATCTCCAACGACAATTCAACATATTTTATGGAAGAGAAAAAGACAAAGAAGAAGAATGAGGAAAAGTTTGCGGAAGTTTCTGCCACCTTTCAGCGACCTATCACATTCACTACCTTAGTGCCAGCAATACCTAAATTCAAAGGGTCTTGCCCTAACTGCTAAACAGAAAAGAAATGAAATATATTCAACTAATAGAACAGGCTCGCGCCACAGGCGTAGCTAATGAGAAAAAGATGTGGGAAGCTATTAAGCAGATGTCGTGCGACCTTGCAGCCATTGAACCCGAACATCCTGAAATGTATTGGCGCATCATGCGACACCAACACGCCATACTTTATGACCGTCATTACAGCGAAAAATTTGCCAACCACGACGTGAACCGCCTGGAATATGGCGAATTAGACGAAGAAGGTATGCCTACTAAATGTGGGCCGCATTGGACTCGCTCACAAGTGATTGAAGCCACAAAAGGCATGAAATTCCCCCCAAAGGTAAACGATTGGGATAAATACGTAGCCTTCAACTCTATGTATGCCGACCTTTGCGCAAATATGAATGAAGAAGAAATTATCAAGGCTGCATACCTTTTCTACTTCTGCGATGCTGATTGGCAACACGATAACGACTGTACCAAGATATGGGACTATACGACCATGCACGCTACCATGTAAAACGCTTCGGTCTTGTTTATACGTTCCCATATATCTCACAACTGAAAAAATCTACCCTAAAACAGGGCTATTAAAGTCCCCTCGCGCCAACAATTATGCCGCAAAGGGACTTTCATTGCGCCCTCATTTACAAGTCTTATCCTTCTATTAGCAAATCTTTTTACAAATGTTATTATCATAAGCAAATGTTACGTACCTTTGCTATTAGGAACACATTAAATACTCTACCGCCATGGAATTACGACATCTACGTTCCTTTGTTTACGTTGCAGAAACACGCTCATTTTCTATTGCCGCTGCAAAGTGCTGTGTCACGCAGTCTGCTATCAGCCAGCACATCAAAACTCTTGAAGATGAGTTAGGCTGCAAGTTGCTTGTTCGTACCTCTCACGACATCACGCTAACTGAATATGGAGAAGCCCTTTTGCATCGCGCTAAAGATATTCTCAAACAGACTGCCGACTGCAAAGAGCATATCTACGCACTCAACAACTGCATGACGGGTGAACTGCGCATTGGTGTTGGCTCATTCATTGCGCCATATATCCGTGTGGCTGCCATGATATTCATGGAGCGTTACCCGAATGTGCGACTGAATGCTGAACTTACCAAAGCCACCAGTTTAAATCATTTGTTGCGCAATCACGAACTTGACATTGCTTTCACCATGAACACGGCATACACGCATGAGGGAATTGAGTCGCAACCTTGCATTCCCTTTCACATTTATGCGATTATGCGCAACACGCATCCCTTAACTCGTCTACCTAAAATATCTTACGATGATATGCTACGCCATAGCGTAATTATGCCAGCAGTAGGTGAACGTGTTTTCAATACTTTTCAGCAATACATTCAACACGACCTAACTAAGCTGAACATCAAGTGCATTGTGAGTGATCCAGATGAAGACCTTGCTATCGTGGAAGAAACACAAAACATCACTTTCATGCCTAAACTTTACCTGCGGAACCACCCTACCCTTGTGGCAAGACCTATCATAGGATTAGAGCAAGAGATAATGAGTAATACGCACTGGATGCGCGATGTGCCACTCAAACGCTCCGCACAGATATTTCTCGACATTATCCGCCAAGAGGCTATTCCTTACATCAATGAATTGGAAAAGACCTACTAAAACACCTATTCAACGGCAAAGTTCACTCTTTGAACTTTGCCGTTTTTCGTGAACATTTTTACCCTCAAAAGTCCAAAAATGGTTTTGACCTAATTCTTAATTTTCCTTTCATTGTTCAAAACGGCTTTCAAAAGAACATTCACAGACCCCCATTTGACTACTATTTGACTAAACCAAAAAAGGCTTTTTCTTCTTGATTTCTAAATACTTACCTTTATAAAGTTCAAAAAAATTATTATTTTCTTGGAATACACGAGCGTAAAGACAACAAAAAGATAAAAGAATATATATAAATCCACATCAAAATACTACCATTTGTCAAATGTTTGCTTTATACCGCTACCTATTTTTGCATTGAATATCAACTGTTTACGACATAGCCGTGAATGCTACTCACTTATAGTTTGGGGTTAGGGGATTGTGCTTTCGGAGAAAAAAAAGAAATGGTTGGAATTTTATATATATAGTAGCGGAATTTGGTGGATTTTTGAACTTTTGGGGGGTTAGTTTGGTAGAAAAGTTCATGAATATCAATGAATTAGATGAAAAGTCCATTTTGAACTTTTGGTTGGGCGGAGTGGTCAAGCAAGAAAAAAGACCTCCACGTCATCACAACGGAGCGGTCTTTACTTTTTACTAAATGATTAGGACTATTAAAATGCGAAGTGAGTTGTTGTTTGTGCGCTTCACAATGCCTGTAATGCCTTTAGATATGATTAGCTTTATGATTTACCTTTCATGAATTGATTGGCTTTTGACATGCTGTCGTAGAGATTACCTCTACCGTACATATCTATCTTAGCATAAATAGGTTGGTCAAGACGCTGCATAAGCGTGTTTATGGCGGTTATGAGCGCAATATTCGCTGCACGACTATCGGCTATCAATCCGTCAGTTGCTGACGCACCTGACGAAAGATTACCTAATGCTTCGGCAAGGTTGCCTTCGTCGAATGCACGACGGGCCGCGTTGCGTCCCGAATAGTTTGCATCGTAATTGACGAGCGCCTTTAACAAAGAGGGATTGTTCATCATCATCGCCTTAGTGGTTTCGCGACCGATCACTAACTCAGGACCATTCTCGGCAACCAGGGCACGCTGTCCGTTTATGGTGGTTGCAGTGGGCGTGGTGAGAAGGTTGACACCACTCTTCGGCTTATCTTGTTCCTTTGCCCAATAGATTTCACCATTGTCGCCCACAAAAGGCTTCATGTCTTGCACATTACCACTGTCGTAGGTAAGCATACCCGAAACAAGTTTTGTGTTTTTACTGGAAGATTTATTACTCTTGTTCTTGCCTCCACCAAAAGCTGCATTTAAACCCCACTGCATTAACCCTGTAAGGAGAGCCATCACTGCGGCAGCGGCAATAGGACCCGCAATAGGACCAAGGAACTCAAAACACTTACCAACTGCACCGACAATAGAGAAAGTATTTTCAGCTTGTGCCGTATTCTTACTTTGCTCTACCACTTGCTGATCATTGTTTTTCTTTAGTTGAAAGTTGGTATTCAATGCTGTATCAACAATCGCATTGGTAGTATTTTGCTTTAGCTCTTCCGTTTTAACCTGTGCCTTGCTTTCTTCCTCAGTAGACTTGGTAATTTCCTTGTTGCCTTTTTTATTTATCGTCTCACGTTCTTTGACGCCTTGCTTGGTTTCTTTCGTGAGTTCCTTTTGGTGTTTCTTGGCTTCTCTCTGTTGTTTCCGTTGTTCACGTTTCTCACGTCGTGATTGCTTGCTGCCAAAGTCGGTATTCATAATAGTACCTATGGCACTGCCAGCCATACCCACAGCTGCCTCGCCAAGTGTAGATTGTCCCGTAGCTACACTCGCCGCGGCTTCACCTGTTTGCGATGCCACGTTTGTGGCGGCAGGCGAAACTGCTGTGGTGGGAGATGCTGGTGCGTTACTCGTTTTTTCAGACGGGCTATGCTCGGTTGACACAGGCTTCACATTTCCGCCAGATTTCGTATCAGCAAAAGGCACGCCCGTACCATTTTCTCCCGTACCATCATCCTTGCCTAAATTAGATAATGGCATTGCGTCTATTATGGCATGAACGGGATTTGCCGCCGTGCCTAAATCAGACGGAATGTTCAGTTCGCCATTTGCCGCTGCATTTGCCGAAGCCTTACGTCCCGCCTTTATATCAGGTTGAGCCTTATCCTTTGCTTTTTTTACACCCGCGTCGTTGATAGCCTTCCACATTTGTGTGTTTACATCATTGAGAGCCATTTTAGCCCACGACTCGAGCATTGATTTGAGCGCATTCTTAATAGCCTGATTTGCGCTATCCGCATCATTTTTCATATCATCAAGCGCTTGGCCTACCGCTGAACCAAATTCCTCGATTGGCTGCACGAGAGACTGCATTTGCAAAAGTCTCGATTTCATGGCAGTGGCCATCTGATTAGCATAGTTCAACTCTGCCTCTTGACGAGCTTTGTCAGCTTCTCTGACAAGCTGCATGTTTTTAGAATTGACCAACACAAAAGCATAATAATCTTGTGCAGCACGCATACGCGCCTTCATCAATTCCACTTCAGGGTCGGCCGGCACATCTTTTAGCCCAAGGTTAGACAAGAAGTTATTGCGCTTACCATACAGTTGACTTTCATTCTGCAATTTGCGCAACTTTTCTTGATTGTCAAGATTACGCTTCATGGTAGCCCACCTTTGGTCAGTTATTTTCTTCTGCTGATCATATATGTTCTTTTCAGCTTCTACATAACTATCAGAATATTGAATTAGTTTATCATAGAATACCTTCCAGTCTGCCGCGTTATTACCAAGTACTTGTTTAATACGTTCTGCCATTCCGTCGGGGTCATCGCCAAAGAGAAATTTCATAAGCTGCCCTCTACCCTCTTCTCCTGAAACATCTATGTCATATAATTGAGGTAAATTCTCTCTGGCTTGCTCATACATCTTGATAATGCGTTTCTTGCGCTCATCAAATGCTTTTTTGTCTTTTACCTCTGCCTCATTAGGATTGGCATACCCCATCGTGTTAAAGTCGTCATAAACATTCTGTTTAACCATACCTACGTAATCATACTCTTGCGCTATCTTTCGTCGAGCTTCCATCTGTTTAGCAGTAAGACTTAGATTGTCCTGTTCATTCTTAGTAGCTTTAGCAAATATTTCAGCAACAATAGAACTCATCGGAAGATTTAAGTTTTTGCCGAGTTTGGCCATTAGAGAATGCAACGCATCTACATTGTTAGATTGGATATTATCTAAAAGATTTTGCGACAAATTTACACCTGTATTATCCGCCTTTTCAATAAGATCCGATTTCATCGTCTTCTTAAAGTCCTCCCAAGTATTTTTCTGCCCAGCAATGGCAAGACGGACTTGTTCCAATGCTTCGTTCATTCTACGTCTTACAGGTTCAACGAACAAATCTTGTTCTGACTTATCCATTCCAAGGGATATAGCTTGCGACATTTTCTCGTTAATCTGCCGTTCGTAAAAATTACGAACGTTATCCATAATAGCATTTGCCTCGTCCTGCTTCTGCTTCAATTCGTCACGCCATGCTTTCCGTTGTGCCTGTAGGCGTTTCCTCTCTTCTGCCTTACGTTTTTTCTCTTCCTTAATCGCATCTTTATCTGTGGCTGATTTTGAAAGTGTTCCAGGATCTTCTTCAGTATATGGCGTATAGTTCCTCTTCAATCCTATACGTTCATAATCGTCATAAATTTCATTTTCTTTCTTCGTGTATCTGCGAGTGGAATTATATAGATAAGTAAGCTTTTTCCAAACCTGCTTATATAAGGCTGCCATTTGAGTCTTCTCTACTTGGAGATCCACTTCCGTTTTTTTGACATTAAACAGTTTCCCTCCCCTATATACGGTTTTAGTTTTAGACGGAGCAGTCATCTGTTTAATCTTATTGAAGATTTGGCCCGGCCCATATTTCCGACTATCTATCATGCCCTGAATACTGGAAACATCTACAGTGCTTCCGTTGGGTAACAACTTTAGAGCTTCTGCCAACTGCCTTGCTGCGGCTTTCATTTCTTCGGTATTGCCTGCCAACCCCTCTTCCAAGGATTTTTCTCGAGAACGATAAAAACTGGCATTACGGATTTCAATAGACAAAGCCTTATAATGTTTTCTAAGGTCATTTACGTTATTTATTTCAATACCAAGATTTGTGATATACGAGTGAAAGTCATGATTAAATCTGCGGATAGTTTGATTTCGATCTTCTTGCGACATTTTTACATTTTCGAGAATGCGCTTATAGTTATCAAGCTTACGCGTCAACGTCGATGCGTCAATCTGAGCCTGGACAAGATTATTACGCCATTCATTAGCCTTCCTTGCCGCTTCAGCCTGAGCTTTTGCCGCTTCTCTTGTTCGCTGAACGTAACCATACACCGCACCCACAACGGCGAAAATAACGCTGGCAAGTGCGACCCAAGGATTAACTTTCGTTGTTGCATTTAATGTAGCTTGTGCAGTATTCGCGGTTCTAAGTGATACGATATAAGCCCCCATTGCCTTAATGGCAGCCCACACGGCTTGAGCATAGCTTTTCATATTGGTTATTGCCATAAAAATGCCCTGCGATACCAAATAACCAATCACGACAGGCAACACAGTGGACAAAGCCTTGATTAAAGTCAATATAGAAGACAACGCAAGTTGCAGTGTTCCCTTCAACAATGGGCTACTCGTCATGGTTGCAGACATCGTGTACCACCATTTTGCCATTTCCTTTACAGCGTCTACTCCATCCGGATTTACAAAAGCATTTTCCCAAAGTTTATTTGCACGTTCAAGAATACCAATGGCACTCTGTTGCTGCATGGCGTACTCATCACCTACTGCCGTAGCCTTATCGAAAGCATCTTTTGACTCGTAAAGGTGGTCTTTCAACATATCCACGTTCTTTGCCATTGTCACCATTGACGAAATAAGGCGCTGCCCATCGCCACCTACATCCTTAAATATCTCGCCAAGCGCATTCATGTTGCCCTTTTCCTTCATTTTTTCAAGAATAAGGACGATGGCGTCCATTGCGTGCCCGGCACTATACATGCTATTGATAGTTCCAGCGGGGATAGAAAGATCCTTCTCAATAATGTTGTGGTTCTTCTGCAAGGCCACAATAAATTTAGACATAGCAGTAGCTGCCACTTCAGGTGAAGCCATTTGCGCACTAAAGGCACTACCGAGAGCCAATAATTGGTCGGTAGTAATACCCGCAGTACGTGCCACACCTGTACATCTCCTGGCAAATTCTACAATGTCGTTGCTCGTTGCCGTACTTGTAGATGCTAACTTAAACATAGCCGAACCAGTAGCCTCAATAGACTTCTCCAAACCCATTTTAGGAATAAGACCCATTACCTCTGTCATTTTAAGCAATGCAGGTAATGCCTCCTCACCCATTTCTTCACCAATGGCTACGTTGATTTTGTCGGCTGCTGCAACAAACTGTTTCATGCCGTCCACCCCATATTTTCCTACGCCAAGTTTAGCTCCTTCGTAGGCGAGTTTTGCCAAGCCTTCCACGCTTGTACGGGTGTCTATTTTAGATAGTTCGGTAGAGAGCTTGTTTACGTCGTCCATTGTCAGACCAGATACTTTGCGAATATCTGTCAAAGAACCAGAATAATCAAGGTTCTTCTTTATTGCGCCCGTTACCAAGTCTTTTACCTTGTTGAATACTTTGAACAACCCCACATAAGCCGTGAGGTTTTTTAATGCCGTTTGCCATGCGCCACCTTGTTTGTGAACCGAGCCGGTGAGTTTGTCGATTTGGGCTTGAAGGGTTTTTACATCCTGTTGCTTCTTCTTTAAGTTCGGATCATCTTGAAAGGTGGTGCCAAGAACCTTTTTCGCAGATGCAAGGGCTGTGCGCAATTTACGAAGCGAAGTAGTGGAAAGATTATCAATAGCATGTTTCACACGCTCTTCGTCCGTGATATTTTGCGAAATTGCCGAGTTGTAAGAAACCAACTCCTTCTCCAGCTTCTTAAACTCGCGTTGTCCTTGTTTGGTCGTCACGTCGAGCGCAGCCATTTTTTGTTTAATGGCATCGGTACGCTGTGCCAACTCGTCCATAACCTTTTTGGCTACGGCCGCATTGGCAGTAATGACAATTTGAGTTTTCTTTGGTGTTGCCATATTTGTTTAGTTTTTTGTGCTTAAAAAAGTTTGATAGGACTGGCCTCCTCGAATGTGTTAATCATACGAACAGCACCCTCCATTCCGTAAAAGTCTGAAAGATATTTACCTATGCGGTCTGTAAGGTGGCGCAACTCCATCATGATAGCAGGACGTTGCGATTTACCCGCCTTACGATTCCATTTTGAGATGTAGCGAGTTCGGTAGTTAGCCTTCCTTGAATTATCCACATCCTCATACTTCGTTCCCATACCCACACCCATTTCGGCAAATCGCATGTAGTCGTTAAATGTAAAAGCCATGGTCACTTTTCCAGCTTGTCCTGCTTCAATAATCTTTCCGGCAAACGAATGTGCGCCCTCTCCAGTAGAGTGCCACATGCCCATTTCCTTGCGCTTTTGGTTCACCATTGCATAGCCATTATACACCTCTTTGGGGTAAATACATTGCGTCATGGTATTCACCTCTAACTGCGTAATGGTTTGTTGAAAGTAGCGAGCTGCCACTCGCGGAAATGGAAATATCGGATTTGTAATAGGCTTTCCCATACGGATTTATTTATTATCGGTTTGCGTAATATACTTATCGTTACCACCGCAGCCCCATTTGTAGAGCGGTTGCAGGCTTTTCCAATCTACACCTGCCACAAGCCATTGCCCAGCATAAAGGTCGCCAATCAGTCCACACGATATGGTGCTCACGTCAATGCTTTGCAATTCGGCTTGAATTACGGGATCGTTAGCAAACGAGCGTCCTGTGACGGGACATTTGCCTGTGCGCTTCACTTGCACTATCCACGCCACAAGGTCTTTGCAGTATTCCATCAAGTCCTCAGCGGCTTGTTCAATTTTGTGTCCGTCGTATCTGCCCAAAGTTTGTGGTGTGTCCTTCACCTTAGCTAAGAACCACACTTGATGCGACACCTCCATTTTGTTAGCGTCGCGAAATTCACCCGTGTTGATTACGCTTTGTAGCATACAAGGCGAATGCACCACATTGGCGTTGCGACTAAAAATGTTTTCGAGGTCGATGTAGCGAATCCTAAAAAACGCTTGTTCCTCCAGTTTGCCTTCGGGTTTATGTGAGAGGGGTTTGTAAATGGTTGCCCAATGTTCAAGAATGTTGCTGATGGTCATTATTTATCCTCCTGGGGTTTAGGGTTGGTTTCTGTTCCTGTTTCTGTTTCGGGGTCGGGGTTCGGGGTGTTTTCGGTAGATGCGTCTGCTTCGCTTTTTTCCATGTTCTCTACATCTGCCATGAGCTCTTTGAGTTTAATGTTGAAGTGGCGTTCGGTTTTGTCTGCCACAATCTTCTGCACCACCCTTGCCCATGCTGCGCCGTTACAAGTACTTTCGTTTTCGAGAATGCTCACGAATTGCACCGAACAGTAAATTACGGCTAAATAGTTAGCAAGGTGCAACTCGCCCATGTGAGCCAAGAGATCGTTGTCGATAATCACGGCTAAGAAAATAGCCATGATAAGCACGGAAAAGTCTTGCACCATTTTAGCCATTTTCTTAGAGCGAAGTTTACCGTCCATTTTGCACTTAGGGTTGCGCTTTATAGCTTCTCGGTAACGCGAATAGATGCGACGGTTGCACCGCCACGCGGTGTAACAATCCAGAACGAGCGCGAAGAAACACACCGAGATGTAGTTTAACGACGGCTCAATGTAGCACCAAAGAATACCGATGAGTCCGGCTACGATGCGTGTGATGATTGGGGCTGCTGCTTGCATAGTTGTTTGTGTTTAGTTGTTTGTGTTGTTTAGTTAGTTGTATGTAATTCTTATTTTGAGTATTACTTTTTTACTGCTCACTATTGTTTTTATATTCAAAGGTAAGCTTAGCTTTTTGCAGAATAAGGACATTGTTGGGAATGGGAATAAGAGAGACAAGCAAACGTTCAAATGTCAGCCTTGTCCGTAGGGACTAAAAATCAATATTTACCTTTGCATCAAACAAAAGAATAACACCCAAACCATTATGAGCCAAATTACCAAGGGCACACTTGCCCGAATTGACAAATGGTTGTCGTGTGGCACGAGCATTGAAATGGCTTTCCCAAAGTTGGAGCAGCGTTACCGCATGCAGGTGTGTGGCGAGTTCTACAAACGTTGGCAACAGAACAACGACATTGACCCTCGCACCACCTGTCGCAACATTGCCCGACGCGATTATGAGCTATTCTTCAATCAAGCGGCACAAGGCAACCAAGATGCGCAAGCTATGGTGCTTGCCTTGCACATTACGATCGACGATGAAGGCAACATACGTCCGCGCACCGTGACGGAGATTAACAACGACGTTACAGTGTGCAATCACCTCATTCGTTTTTTCATGACCGACGAAAGTCCGCGCCACAAGGCGATGTATCTGAGCAGTGCCGAATGGCTGATACGCACAGGCAAACAGCAAAACAACGATCGTGCAGTAGATAAGGGTATGCAAGCCTTGGCAAATGTGTATGGCAACTTCCAGGAAGAGAAGGACGCTACCGACGAGATGCCAGACATGAGCCGCATTTCTATCACGCAGGATGTGAGCATTGTGAAGCGCGACCGCGTGAACTACACTGATGAGTACAAGCAGAAGATGGCACGCAAGTATGGACTTACGGCTAAGGATATGCAAGACATTGAAGAGGATGCTTTGCTTGCCACAAAGCCCGAACGTGAGGAGGAGGAAGAACCCGATTACTTTGCGTATATGGAGGAACAAACCGAACAAGAAGATGCGCAGCACCCTCACGCTGCTGCTGCCGAGGCAGAAATGCCCATGCCTAACACCCACACCGACCATGAAGCGAAACAGCAAGGGGAATAACCATTATCACAACAAGCGTCCGCCTTTCCGTCCCGACCCCGAACATTGGACGCGCAAGAGTTCGCACGGATGGAAGGCTAAAGTGAGCTACAACACCGAGGACGATGCCTACGAATGGTTGAACCAACAACCGCACCTTCTGAGCGAGGGTTACAAGGCTTACTTATGCAAGGTGTGCAATAAGTGGCACATTGGGCATAAGCGTGAGGGATAAGTTTTTTTGTGAATACAATACTAACTACACACTAACCCACAAAAACAAAAAGAAACGAATATGAAATACGGATTACCGTACAAAGGGAGTAAGAACAAACTGGCTGAGCGCATTGTGCGCCTATTGCCCCGACGCACCAACCTTGTAGACTTGTTTTGCGGGGGATGCGCTGTGAGCCATGCTGCCTTGCTTATGGGCAAGTTTGAGCACATTTACATTAACGACATCAACTGGATGTGCCCCACCCTATTTATGGATGCCTTGCAGGGCAAATATGCCAACGACACGCGATGGATTAGCCGTGAGGATTTTTTCCGACTACGCGACACCGACCCTTACGTGGCTATGGTTTGGTCGTTTGGCAACAATATGCGCGACTACCTTTATTCCAAAGAAATTGAACCGCTGAAAAAAGCCATTCACTATGCGCTGTTCTTTTCAGATTATTCGCTGGCAAAAGCACTGGGGCACGACCTTTCGTTTGTTGACGCCATTAAGGATGTGCAACAACGTTATCGTTCCGTAAGACAGTATTTCAGTCAGTTTGGGCACTTCCAACAACAATCTTTTGAGGGGGGGGGGAATATCCGCGCGATTGGAAACGATGGAGCGACAGCAAACACGCTCCGTCTTTCAAAAAAAATCCAAAAACGACCTTGGGAGGCAGAACACAGAGAGCGCACAAACAGCCTTACACATATTGCAATACCAAGAGCGGTCACACAACCTGCCCAGAAATACATGTGGGGAAAAAAGTTACCCATCACGCCATCTGTGCTTAGCTACGAGCAAGTGGTTATACCGCCAGATAGCGTAATCTATTGCGACATTCCTTATGAAAGCACAAACAAATACAACAAAGCAGAAAATTTCGACTACGAACGTTTTTACACATGGACAGAAAGTCAGACTCCGCCCGTGTTCATCTCCTCCTACCAAATGCCCACCGACCGATTCGACTGCATTGCAGAATATTCGCACCGTTCTACGCTTAACGACAAAAAGAATAATGCCGTAACCGAGCGCATCTTTGTGCCAAAGCACCAAACTGAGCGTGGCAACATTTGCCAACAACTCACACTCCCATTGTTTTAACACGAACAAACAACCACACAAACAAATATGATTATCATTAAAATCAAAACGTGGAAGGACTATAAAAAGGACTTCATAAATTGGGTGCAAGCACCGCGACGCAAAACTTGTAAGGAATTTGTGAATTACATGGCAAGTGTTTCGCAAAAAGTAGTAGACAAGCGTCTTGCTGAAGAACTCGACAAAATAGAAGGGTTGAACGCAGCGCAAATAGATAACATCATTAACACCGTACAACAAGCCATTGTGGATTGCCAAAAAGGTACTTGCCAGTTGATTAACGAATGTGTACCCCAAAAACTTTTATAACACGAACACCCACCACATGAAAAAGATAAACTATTCCTCGCAATCACTGCGCCACATCATTAGCAGTGCAATGGTAATCTTTATTCTGTTAATCATTGCAGCTTGCTTTTTAGTGACTGTTTCGGTAATGAGAGCCATTTCCTTTGCGCTATTCATAATCAGCGCAATCACTGGGCTCTACTTAGTAGTTTTTATAACAGTCGATACGTTCTTGGATAAATTAAAGCATGAGCACGACAAGAAACAAAAACACCACACCACATGGAAATAACCGGCAAGTTTCTTCTTCGTTGCATGCGTCACACCTCTATATGGGCATTGGACACTTTCATCATGGACGCTGCCTATCATCTTCAACACCTCCTTCCACCCATACCGTGCATATTGATAATGGCGGTGGGGATATATATCTTCGTATTCTACATGGTGCGCCTCGCAGGGTTTCTTGCATGTATTCTTTGCGGCGATGAATTGTTTAAGGACGAAAACTGATTAACTAAACACCCCATGCAACAACGACCTCACCAAATTTTGAAGAATTATAAAACAACAACACCATGTACATATCAATTTTAGATTACAGCCGAGGAACGGTTTCCATTATATACGACACGGAAAACGTGACCGAGAACATGCAGAACGAGGACGTTTATACGCTACTCGACACATTAGGTTTTCATAAATCGAATATCTATTTTATGATTTCTAAGGAGAACCCTTACGAACCAGTGGGAGAATACATCACCTTGCAAAAACTTTGTGAGGATATAAATGAAGACAGAATAGAGGAATTGTCACATAACCTTAATCTCTCTACTGAAGACTTGACAAGAAAGGAGGTTCACCATGGCTAAGGACTGGGTTGGCGGCTCGGCTGCTGTGTTTAAGACATTAGGCGCAAGTAACCATACGGCTGCGGATAGGCAAAGTGAGGATTACTATGCCACCGAACCAAAAGCTACAGAATGGCTGTGCAAACTGGAGCAGTTTGAGGGCAGGATATTGGAACCTTCGTGTGGTGAGGGTCACATGAGTAGGGTGTTAGAGGCAGCAGGGTATGACGTGGTGAGCCGCGACCTTGTGGATAGGGGTTACGGCAAAGTGGCAGACTTTCTTGCAATAGACAATTTGAAGTGGGATGGAAACATCGTGACCAATCCTCCATACAAATTCGCGCAGCAGTTTGTTGAAAAGGCTCTGAGCATCATTCCCGAAGGAAAGAAAGTGGCGATGTTTTTGAAACTGACTTTTCTCGAAGGCAAGGCACGACGCACTCTCTTCCGTTCTACCCCACCCATTCGTGTATGGGTAAGTTCTTCACGACTGAAATGTGCTATGAATGGCGACTTCGATGCTTTCGGCAGCAGCGCAGCGGCTTACGCTTGGTTTGTGTGGGAGAAAGGCTATAAAGGTGAGACAACTGTAAAATGGTTTAACTGATAGATTTACAAAAAACAAAGCATGATAGAACTGAATAAGATATATAATGAAGACTGCATTGAAGGAATGAAAAGAATACCGGACGGGAGTGTGGATTGCATTGTGACGGATATACCCTACAATGAATGCAATCGTGCTGATAATGGTCTGAGGAACTTAGATAAGGATAAGGCAGACATTGGAATGTTCGACGTTGCTGTGCTGACAGAAAATCTATGCGACAAGACTAAAGGAAGTATCTATATGTTTTGCGGTTTCAATCAAGTTTCTACTATTCGGCAAACTATGTCACAAAAAGGTTTGAGTACAAGAATTGTCGTATGGGAGAAAACAAATCCATCGCCAATGAATGGTTCGGTTATTTGGCTAAGTGGAGTCGAGTTATGCGTCTATGGCAAAAGAAAAAACGCGACCTTCAACCTCCATTGTATGAACACCGTTTTTAGATACCCTTGTGGGGGTAATAAGATTCATCCGACACAGAAACCAGTAGAGCTGATGTCACAACTGATAGTTGCAAGTACCAAAGAAGGAGATACCGTCTTAGACCCATTCATGGGCAGCGGTACCACCGCCATTGCAGCTATCCGCGAGAAGCGCAACTTCATCGGTTTTGAACTCAACAAGGAGTATTACGACAAGGCTTGCAAGCGTATCAAACAGGAACGGGCGCAACTTACCCTCTTCTGATAACACACAAAAAACAAACGATCAACTAAACACCCCATGCAACAACAACCTCACCAAATTTACCTCACGCGCTTTCAGCAACAATCGCTCTACATGGCTGCTAAGGATGAGCGAGTAATTGCTGCCCGCCGTGTGGGAAAGACCGACGGACTTGTGGCACCTTACGTGTGGATGGCAAGCCAGTCGATGCCGGGTATGCTTGGTGCTTGGGTGGCAGTGAGCCGTCAGCAAGGCTTTGGCAAGACCATTCCAAGCACGATGGCAGCTATGGAGCGCATGTTCGGCTTTGTGCAAGGCGTTCACTTTGGGTGGGGACGCCCGCCTAAGCATGCCAAACCCAGCATTTTTAAGCCTAAAAACTACGACAACTACATTTGGTTTGCCAACGGAGCGGGATGGGTGCTCATTTCGCTCTCGCAAACCGCCTCTGCCAACTCTTACACCTTCTCGGCTATGGTGGGCGACGAGGCACGTTTCTTTCCTTATAAAAAGGTGACGGACGAACTGATGCCTGCGCTTTCGGGTCAAACACACCCCTTGGGCGACATCGCCTTTTCCGACCACAATCCGCTCTACAAAAGCACGCGCTTCCTCTCGGATGCCTCGCTCACCACCAAAGGCTCGTGGTTGGAACGCGAGGAGGAAAAACTCGACCTCGAAATTGAAACAGGACAGTTTAAGGGCAAAACTTACCGATGGGTGCAGGAGCAACTGGAGGATTATGCCGACAAGATTATCCGCTACAACGACCTGCTGTATAATGCCCACAAATCGGGGCATGCTATTCATGTGGTGCCAGAGGAGGTGCGCCAAGTGATGCGTGCTGTAGCCTTGAAAATGATGAAGCACGAGGGACAATTCCGCATCATGCCCAATCATGGCATGCACGTGACGCGAGCTATGGTCACGATGGCGGTGAACTACCACTTAGTGGACCCAAACGATGCCGAACTTATTTATGATTACGAATACCTCATTACACCGGAGGAAGATTTTGAAATGCAGATGTTCCTCCGTTCCAAAAAATTCTCTGAAGGCTATTTGCGCGAATTGCGCCGTGTAGCTTTTTTGGTGCGCAGAGCAAGCACTCTCTCGAATGTGGATCTTCTTTCTGAGGATTACATCCGACAGATGAAGCGCGATCTTCCAGCCTATACGTTCATGGTCAGCATTATGAACGTGAAGATGCAAAAGTCGAACGATGGTTTTTATAGCAACCTTGATATTGATCATGTGCATGGCTACATTCCGGAGGACGTTGACCCCCTAAGTCAAGCAAATTTCAGTACCCAAAAAGCAACGGGCATTGTGGACGGCAAACGCATTACAAGCGAAAGTTATCAGCCAGACTTTAAGGAACTGAGCGAGCGCAACGATTGCCGCATGGACTCTGACTGCCACATGAGCGAACCCCTCTACCTTGCACTCGACTATAATGCCAACATTAACACGCTTGTGGTGGGGCAAAAATATGAGCGCGATGGAGTAATGGCCCTCAATGTCATTAAGTCGTTCTATGTGAAGAACGAACGCAAACTGCGCGAACTCATTCAAGACTTTTCGCGCTACTATGCGCCCAAGCGTGCCATTTGTAGCGATGTGGTGTATTTTTACGACGCCACTGCCAAACAGGGTGCATCGTATGCCACCACCGACGAACGATTTTATATGGCGGTGATTAAGGAGTTGCAAGCCGCGGGGTGGACGGTGCGCGGCATCGACATGGGTGTGCCCGAACGTCACGACGTGAAGCACCGCCTTATTAACGAGGCTTTGGCGGGAGTTACATTCCCAGCCATACGCATTAACCAACCCAACAACCCCGACCTCATTATTGCCATGCAGCTGTGTGAGGTCAGCCTGTCGTATCGCGGTTTTCAAAAAGACAAGAGCCAAGAAAAGAAACCTGAGACTGAGGATAACCTACCCCTTCAGCAACGAACCGACTTTACCGATGCTTTCGATACGCTATGGTTGGGTGTGAAATACTTTATCGGTCGCTTTGGTTGGGCGTGGATGCCTGGGGGATATTAAACATGAATGAATAACTAAACATAAATGCAGAAAAAGGGGAGCGCGTCATCACGACGAACTCCCCTTCATTGCATATTTAATACCCTGATTAAATAAAGAGCTATACTTTACAATTCTTTTACCAGCAACGAACTGTGACGTCCAAATTCCTTTTCGTTATATCCAAGTCGCTCATACCATCGTAGCACCCATTCATCGGACTCGCGTCTGTCCCATTCCAAGCAAACGGTTTTGCAACCCATCTTCTTAGCTTCGCGTTCTGCCGTTTCAAGCAGTTTGCGGGCTACGCCTTGTTTACGATAAGGTTCATCTACCCATAGGGCATAAATCAGTGCGTCGGCTTTGCCTTCTATGCGGTTATCGTCAGCATTCTTGTCGGGAATGCTTACTTGCACAGAGCTACGATGTATTCCGTCCACTATGAGTATTCGGTGTTCTTGATACCATTGTTGATGTAGCACCCTTTTGGTTTTCAGTTCAATCTTTGCAATAACATGTGCGGTATAATCTTCCCCCATTTCCCTCTCAACCATCGACATGATAGGCGAATGCTCTATGTGAGCACGGGGAATGGGTTTCACTTCGGGTAGGTGACTATATTTGCTTTGATCGACGATTCTATCTAAAATCACCGATATGGCAGCCGCTGCAAGCACGATGCAAATAATCAGTACGATTGTAATCATTTTTTATTGTCTTCTAAATGATTTTACTATCCAAACTATACGACGAACTATCCCTATAGCAAAAAGGAAAGTCCATAACAGAACTGCACGAGGAACGAGATAACAAACGTCTTTTACAAAAGTATCTGAGTTGTGTAAATTGTTAACTATATCAAGGTCTTTTTCGCATTCTTCCAACACCTTCTCTCGTATTATAAATAATTTGCTATCTATTTCTTCTTTCCTGTTCATATTCTATGTCCAATTTTACCTGCCTTACATTGTTTAATCCATTTTCTTAGCCAAGTCTTTTCTTTGATTGTGGCGGTATAAAATTGTGTGATATAGCCATAAGTGCAGCGGTAAGGCGCACGCTGCATTTCGCCATAGTACTTGTCAGCAAAGGCTATGTAATGAACTTCGCCATGCTCGTCAATATGATGAATTTGAACAAGCGAATTGTCTAAGGCTTTAACAATGTCGCCACACCGCACTTTGTCGGCATTAACAGGTGTGTCTGCTGCCTTTTCTTTCTTAAGCTTATACTTCACCACGCGCAATTTGTGCTTGCCTTGGCGGATGAGATGAAAGAGCGGGCGGTCGTATTGAAAACTGAAATGCCAACGTGCTACCGTTTTCGGAAACAGTCTGCGACTTGGGAAGATAACATTGGGGAAATCCTGCATCTTCCAATCGTGAAAAAACTCTGCGTGATTATCACACAGCATAATTACGTTATACCGCCACACACAGCGACGGCAATATTCGCTGTGAAGCGTGCGCAGCTGAAGGAGTTCTTTGCTCGAATCGTCAAAGATAGGGCGCAACTTCTGCTTCAACCTTTTCTGTTTAATTCTCATGAGAGGGTTGGGTTTGTTGGTTTTATATATTCTACCGCACTTTTATCATTGTCTTCAGCCTCGTACCAACAATTACCATGTAGTGTAAAACCTACAGAACGAGCAACACCACAAAAGCTTTGCTCATAATGTCCACAACGGCAATAGCCTTGTTCGTCACAAGCATCACAACCAAAATCGCACGATCCCATGCAATACCATTTGCCACCCAATGCACGAAAATAACCTTTGGTAGTATCAAACTCAATGCTCCTTAACCACCACCGCTGTTTTTTCTTCTTTAGCTTCACAATGCGATATTTGCACTTGCCGTGACGGATGATATGGAAACGTGGACGGGAATATTCAGGATAGTAACGTATAGTTATATCTTTCGGCAAACGTCTACGGCTGGGGAATATGACATATTTTAATTTGGCCAAACCAAACGCTTTAATAAATTCATCCCGATTGTCGCACAAACGAATTACATTGTTCTGCCATCGCAAACGACGCATTAATTCATTGCTAAGTCTCTCCTGATGATGCACCTTATTGGTTGCGTCCCTAAATATGGGGCGTAACTTGCGCCTTAACTCCTTATCCTTTATTCTCATGTCACAAAAGCTTTATAAATCCGATTTACAAAAAAGTGTGCAGTGGTTTATGTAGTTTTCCTTCTCGTATCATGCGTCTGCACCAGCACCCGTTAATTACGTTATACGGCCACCTCAGACATCGCGGGGCAAATGGCGTGTCGGCTAATCACACACCTGTCGCGACGGAGACAGGACTACGTTCCCTTGGCCTTCGGGATAGTTATGCTTTGTGCGCCACGTGGCAGCGGACTTAGGCGTCCAAGTTGCCACCACCTGGCTGCTGCGTGCCCCCAGTTGATGATGAACCACCGCCGCCATCGGTTGTGGGTTCGTCACCCTCGTTGTCCTTAGTCCACGAAGTCTTGGCAGTAGCCACGGCAGCATGCACTTCGGTGCTGGGGTAGAAGGCCACACCAATTTTGTGTTCCACACCCACTTGCTCGTCGGCAGTTTTAGTCCATGCACCGCTGCAAGTAAAGCCAATGTTGCCGATACCTTTCAGTTCGACAGACTTACCTGCCGACAAGGTTTCCTGAATGGCATCGAGCATCAACTCAAAAGCCATACGAAGCTCTGCCTTGTGCATGGTGGTGTTTTTACTTGCAGACGCAACGAGTGAGTCCATGTCTGCCTTACCGTTGGACTTTACGGTTGTACGAAAACCTACTTCCTTAGTTTGCGGATTGACGGTTTTTGTCTTTGAAAGTTTGAGTGTCATTGCCATAAATCAAAATGGTATTAACTCGTTAAACATATAGCATATACCAAAACATGGTTTCGCGCGAAACTTTTTCAATCTTCGCGCGAAGTTTTAAAAATCTTCGCGCGAAACTTGTTTTTCGTATGCTCACGAGCAAAGTTACAAAGGGCCCTTTCGGTGGTACGGACAAGGTGCTTACGCCTGTGGCTTGTAAGGTTCGCACGTGCAGAGCAAATGCTTTGTATCGTCGTTGTTGTTATATTGTTTTCTGCTTAATCATTATCGGGCAGTCGCTCCCATTCGGCCTTGCGAAGTAACAAGCCTTGTGCATGTTTTGCATGTCTCGCTCCGTATGCGACAGGGCAAAGCGCAAACAAGCCTTGCGCTCCTTGCAGCCTTGCCCGTCGCATGATTTAATCTTGCTCATTTTCGTCAAGCTCTTTTATCAGTTGCTCGTAGCTCTTGGTGGTGCCTACCAATCGTTCGGTAGCTTTGGATAGGGGGAGAACTTGTCGCCAAGTGTATTTGTGGCGTCCTGGACCTGTCTCTTATACACATCTCCGAGCCCACGAGACATGCGCAGATCT